AGCGTCGGCTGCAGCCGACGCTGCTGCAGCCGACGCTGCTGCCGCTGCTGCTGCCGCTGCTGCTGCCCAGGCAACCGCCAACAACGCCAGCACCGTGGCCGCTGGCGCTGCTGCTGCTGTTGCCGCTCTGGAGGCATCCAACGCCACCGCCCACGACACGTTCATCACCGTGGACATGATCAAGAACGTGAACTGCGTGGTGCACGGCCAGTCCTTCCGCACTGCCTTGCGCGGCCGCTTGTTCGGCCTGGCTGGCGGTAACGGCCAGGGCAACTAAGCCATAATGGCAGGGGCATGAACCCGGTTCGCATCTCCGCCGTCCGGCTGCAACGACTGGCCACGTGCAAGTCTTGCGATCAGCGCATCCCGCTGAAGCTGGGGGTGGAGGGATGTAAACTGTGGGATTGCTCCTGCCCGATACTGACAAAGACCTGGCTGCCGCAGACTCGGTGCCCCCTCAATAAATGGGCTGAATAATGGGTAATTTCACTATCACCAGCGCCCAGCGCATCACCGAACTCTCGGGCAAGTCTGGAGCGGACAGCTACAGCATCAACGGTGGCAAGCTCACGATTGATTGCGACAGCCGTCACGGTCCGAACCAGTCAGCAACAGGCGGCCCTCTGGGGCACGTCACCGGCTCCGGCACCCTTGGTGGCGAGCTGTTTATCGATTCCAGCGCTGTGCGCTTGATCCCATTTTCTGCCGGCTCCGGGCGTGTGCCCGATGCTGGCGCAATCATCACGCAGGGCGCGGTAAGCGCCGAGCTGCTGTGCGTGATGGCAAGCCGGACCGGTGGCGACGTGCACACCGGCAACATGCCCGCCACCGGCTGGCTCAAGGTGCGAGGCGGCGGTTTCGCTGCTGGCGCGCTGGGTGGCATCGCGGCGACCGCCACGGGCCCCGACGAGACTGGCTGGATGGTCGTTGTTGGCTCCGAGGGCAAGTCCATCGTCATGGGCCGCCGGGGGCTGCTCAACATCAACAACGGCGCGACCATCTGGTTTGCCGTCGGCGTCACCAGCGGGGCGCGTGGTCAAACCATCCATCTGCCGCACTTCACATCGGACGGCGCCACTCACTACCCCGGCATTGAGGTCGAAACCTCTCCCGGCTCTGGTGTGTACGACTTCTGGCCAAACGTGGGCAATAAGTTCAAAAGCACCCACATTTCCGACGACAGCCGCAGCCGGTACGTGCACATCAGCGCCTCCGGCGTCGTGACGCTGGGGCGCGGCCTGGACAACCAGAATGCGGGCGACCTGCCTGTGGCCGGCTGCGCGGTGCGTGTGCCCAACCTCGTGCTGCAGAGCTGCGGCGGCAACAGGGCGCAGAACAGCGAGCCCAGCGACACGCTGTCCAATCGCTTCAAGACCTCGTTTGCCTCGGGTGGCAATATCCGCCACGGCGGCAGCACTGGCGCCTGGTACTGGACGCTGGCCCAGGCGCACAGCGTGATCATCAACGACATGCACACGTGCGACCAGTTCGCCATGAGCCGCTGCGCGACGCGCCCTGAAATCGACGGCTTGCATGTGGGCCTGTCCACCAAGAACACGTTTGCCGCAGTCAGCCCAATCAGCATCACGCAATGCGCGGCTGGCGGCATCGTGGGGCGCATGAGCGGTGTTCGCGCTGATTGCACCGGCCCCAGCCACTACTCCGCCTATTTCGGCAACCTGGCTGGCGCGTGGACATTCGGTAAGCTGCGCGCGACGTTCGCCAGCGATTGCACTGCCGTCGCTGGGTCCGCGTTCTTCAATGCCTGCGAAGACGTGACGGTCATGGAGGCGGAGACCGTCGGCAAGCGCGTGCTGGTGAACAACGGCGGCAAGGTCCGCGTCAAGCGCCACACCTACGCCGACAACGTCAAGGGCACCACGCTCACCACGGCGGCCTCCCACGCGGTCGAGGTGCTGGGTGCCGCAGACTGCGAGGTGCTGGACACCCGCAATTGGCCCGGTGTGGCCAACGTGCATCCATACAACGGCCTCGTATTCGCCAGCACAACCCGCAAACTGATCGCGGGTCATGTTGGGTCGGAGTCCGCCCCCTACAACGCTGGCACCGTCAACGTGATGGGCCAGATCATGAGCGACGGCGGCAACAACGTGGACACGTGGCTGCGCCGATGCTGGGTCACGGCCCTGCGCTCCGGGCTTGTGCTGCCCAACAGCTCGTCCACCGGCCACCGGCAGGAAAACTGCTACACCACCGACGCCAGCAAAACGCAGGCCCCCACGCAGTGCCGGGCCATCAGCCGTGGCAACCGGCACAATGGCGGCGCCGTGCCCACCAGCTACGCCGGCACCTATGGCACCCCTTTCTGGGACGCCTTCACCGGCGACACCACGGCACGCCTGGTCGTCGCCATGACTGAGCCGCTGACCAGCGACGGTGTGTACACCCTGCAGTCCGGCAACCCGCAATTCACCGGGGCTGGTGGCATCGTCATGTCGATTGGTGACGCGGCGGTCTGGACAAGCCCGGCGCCCATCCTGGGGTGGACCGGCCTGACGTCCTTCGCCGTGACGGGCAACAACACCGCGCACCACCGGATCGAGTACGACATTGACCGTGGGACTGGCTTCAGTGGCGCGTACCAGGAGATGACGAACGCGCGCCTGGCCGCCGAGCAAATCTCCCCCGCTGGTTTCCGGCTGAGCATTCGCGTGGTCTGCACGGCCAGCAACTACAGCAACCAGATCACCAGCGTGCGTGTCGATGGCGTCACGACGCTGCAGGCGCAGAATGCCGCGCTGTACCCCATCGACGTGCCCCTGGCGTCCCTCGCCCTGACCGGCCTCCAGTTTGGCAGCCACATCACCGTGGCGCTGGACGGCGTCACCGTGTTCACCGGCTCCAGCGTCACCGCTTCGGCCACGATCAGCTACCCGGCTCGGGATGCGAGTGACTGCGTGGTCACCGTCACCAAGGCTGGGTATCACACCGAAACCCTGGCGGTGCCATACGCGCAGCACATCCTGATTCCGGTCAATCAGCAGGAGTCTGTGGCCGCCGAGGTCGTGCCCGAGACCGGGGCCACCGCCGACATTGCTGCCGCCGTGCAGGCGCGCCTGCTGGATGACTTCGCCGCGATTGACGCGCGCCTCTCCAATCAGATGTTCGACGCCTACGACCCTAACAAGCAGTGGTACGTGATCACGCGCAACGGCAACCAGCTGATCGGCGTCACCACGGACGACCCCACCGACATTGAGTGGCCGGAGGGCTACTCCATCGCTCAAATGTCGGGGCAGGTGCCAGACCTCAACTTCAACGTGTGGGACTACGGGCTGGACCAGTTCAAGAGCAGCCTGCCCACGCGGGTGGCTTTCCTGGCCCGCTTCACCGTGGCGGAGCTGGCTGCGATCCGCGCCAGCACTGACCAGGTGGTGAAGGACATCATGGCCCGGATTGACGTGCTCCGGTACATCAACCTGCAGGAGCAGCTCACCATCGACTCGGTGGCTTACTTCGCTCAGGTCGGACTGATCACACCTGAGCGTGCCGCCGAGGTGACTGCTTAATGGCCGCTGCCAGCTACACGACCGACCTGTCCACCCTGTCCACGGCGCAAGCCACGACAGGGTGGACGGAGCCGGGCACCTGGACTGCTGGCCAGACTCCCGCGCTGGAGACCGATTACTTCATCAACGGCACGAGCTGCATCTCGAAGACCTATAACGCCACCGGCCTGGGTGGATTGGTCTACACCGCTGGTGCTGGGGTGACCATTCCGACCGACGGTGCGTTTCTGGCGTGGCAGTATTTCAGCTGCCAGAACGCCCTGGCCACCGGCGCAAACGGCGGCATCCGGCTGATCGTCGGCTCTGGAACCACGGCCTTCAAGGCGTGGAACCTGGGCGGCTCGGACGTGCACACCGGCAAGCTCTGGCAGAACCTGGCGGTGGACCCGAGCCTTACCGCCGACTACACCGTTGGTTCGCCTACCGCTACGCTGCTGACCTTCGGGTGGGCGGCCAACAACAGCAACCCGGTGACCAAGGGCAACCCGTTTGCAGCCGGGGCCCTGCGGTATGGGCGCTGCGAGTCGCGGTTCAACGGTGGCGACCTGGCCAACGGTTATGCCACCTTCGCGGGTTACGCTGCGCAGAACGACAACGTCAGCAACCGCTGGGGCCTCATCGAAGCGGTGCCAGGCGGGTATCTGTTCAAGGGCTTGATGGTGCTGGGCTACACCAGCGCGGTGGACTTCCGGGACAGCAACACGCAAATCCTGATCGACAACACCACCAAGGTCAGCGCCAACTTCAACCGGATTGAAATTCGCAACGCCTCCAGCCGCGTGGACTGGACCGGTATTTCGTTTCTCGCCCTGGGCTCCGTTGCCAAGGGCCGCCTGCAAGTGGTGGACAACGCCGCCGTCACCATCGACGCCTGCTCGTTCACCGGCATGGACACCTTCGCGTTCCAGAGCAGCAGCTCCCTGATCGACACCACGTTCCGCCGCTGCGGGATCGTCACGCTGGGCGGCGCGTCCTATGACGGCTGCACGTTTGACCGTCCATCCGGCTCCACCGCCGTCACCGGCACGCCGGCGCAGTGTGCGCTCGTGACAAACACCCAGTTCGTGAGCGATGGCACTGGCCACGCCATTGAGATCACCGGGACGGCGACCAGCCTGACGCTAACCAACGTCGGCTTCACCGGCTACGCGGGCACCAATGGCAGCACGGGCAACGAGGCGGTTTTCGTCAACATCGCCAGCGGCACCGTCACGATCAACATCAGCGGCGGCAGCACGCCAACCTATCGCACGGCTGGCGCCACGGTTGTCGTTGTCAGCTCCGCCACCAAGACGTTCACCGGCCTGCCGGTCGGCACCGAGGTGCGCGTGCGCCGTGGCAGCAAGACCTTGGCCGTCGATGGCAACGTCACCACCGGCACTTACATTTTCAGCTACACGCCCGACGACAAGCCCGTGACGGTACAGTTCACGCTGCCCGGGACCGTGTTCGAGGACATCACCGTCACATTGAACGCCACCAACCAAGAGCTGCCGGTCACATCGGCGCCGGACCCTTCGTATTCTGCAACCTGATAGGAGCCCACAATGGCAAAAATCACTACCAAAGCTGGGCTGACGCTTGGCACAAACCTGAAGTTTCACATTGCCGACAAAAGCGGCACTGACATTGCGATTGCAAAGTCTGGCGCGACCCTGACGATCACCACCACAGCTGCGAACTTCACCGGCTCCAGCGAGACCGCTGGCGTGGTGAACCGGGCGATTGCCATCGGTGACGTGATCAAGCTCAGCAACACCGGCAACGCCTCCAACGAGGGCCTGACCGCAACGGTGTCCGCTGTGAGCGCGACCAGCATCACGGCCACCATCGTCAGCGGCACTGGCGCAACAGAAACCGCCGGGGCCGACATCAACATCGTGGCCATCAAGAAAACCTACCAGTTCCTGGCGGCTGGCGGCCTGTCGTTCATTGACGGCGTGCAGGGTATCATCCTGGCATCCAAGATGGTCGATTTGTGGGACACCAGCGACCTGGACAAGTACGACCCCGCCTTCACGTCTATCGAACCTCGCGCCAAGTCGATTGCCTCGATCAACGGGTGGGAGCCGCACGATATCAGCACCACCAACGCGGTGCGCGATACCGCTCTGGAAATTCGCCCCAGCAAGACCGCTGCCGCGACCAAGATTTACGCTCTGCTGCGCTCCACCAGCAACGCGCACGCCCCCACCGACCAGATCACCTACTGGTATGGCGGCGATGCCGAGCTGACCGCCCCCAACGACTTCGTGATGACTGGCTACGCCAACCAGTTGGTGCTGTTGTACGACTACAACAGCGGCACCCCGATTGATAAGCGCGGCACCTGGTACACGCGCCTTGCCATCGAAGGCAAGACCATCATCATGGAACAGCACGCGTTGAACTACGCTGAAATTATCCCAATTTCAGCCGCCAACGCCATCGACCCAAAGTTGATCGTCGCGGATGCGACCATCGCTGCTGGCGGCATCTTTGCCAACATCACCTACAACCTGGACGTGGACGGCATCTACTCCGGCAACGTCGATGGCAGCAACTACAACTTCGCCGGGTATGTTGATGGCGACCTGCAGACCAACGAAGCCGTCCACCAGAAGATCAACTACCTGTGGCGCCAGCCGACCAACGTCAACAGCGACGGCACCGGCGCCACCAAGCGCGGCGACAAGCAGTGGCCGCTCACCGTGTTCTCGGGTGACGCTTTCACCGTCAAGGCGTACCTGCTGGACTACAAGGCCAGCCAGCGTAACAACCTGACGCTGGTCGATTCTGGCGGCAACAACCGCGCCTGGCCCGCCATCTATACGCTGACCCCCACGGCGCCTTCCCTGGCCGTCGGCGGCACGTTCTCGCTCATCCACGAGGACACCTTCGGCACCGCGACACCCGTGTACCTGAAGAACGAAGCTGGCACCGACCAGAAGGACATCACCATCGCGGCGTCGCAGGACATTGTGGTTGCTTACTCAACTTACAATAACGGCGGCCACCCACCGAACACACCGATCCCGCTGCGCCTGACCTGGAACCGTCCCGGCTTCATCGAGCCCGAGAACACGGCTTTCACGTTGGGCCCAGCCAACATGGGTGTGGCCATCAGTCCGACGGCAGACCCGTCCTACACAGCCGCTTAAATTGGAGTAACCGATGGGCACGGATTCATTCGTTCAGGTACCCCCTGACAGCACGGGCAAGAAGCTCTACTCGCAGCAGCATTCTGTTGGCGCCGACACCGTGCAGGCCCAGGTTATGCACCTGGCTGACCCGGATGCGCCTGGCAACATGATTGCCGTGGACGTTCAGGGCTCGGCCTCGGTGCGGTTTGCGGAGGGGCAGCCCACGCTGTCCGGCTTCGGCTCGCTGAAGGTCAGCGCCGCCCGCGCGCTGGGCGTCTACGAGGGGTCGCTGGACACCTACGACGCGCTGTTCTCGACGGTCACGGCAAACGGTGGCGCATCGAGTTACACCCCCGCCGAATCGAGCCAGGTGCTGTCCACCACTTCGGTGGCCGGTAGCCGCGCGCTGCTGGTCACCAACCGGTACCACTACTACCTGCCGGGCTCCAGCAACCTGTTCAAGATGACCATTGCCCTGGGCGATGTGGGCAAGGCGAACAACACGCGCCGCTGGGGCGGCTTCGATGACAACGACGGCGTGTTCTTCGAGCTGCAGGGCACCACCCTGAATGCCGTGATCCGCAACAGCACCAGCGGTTCGGTGGTGGAGACTCGCGTCCCCAGCACCGCGTGGAGCGGCGACCGGCTCGACGGTACTGGCCTGAGTGGCTACGCCGTGAACCTGACGGGGATCAACGTCTACTGGATCGACTACCAGTGGCTTGGCGCGGGCCGAGTGCGCTTTGGCGTCTTCGCCCCCGACGGCTCCCGCGTGACGTGCCACACCTTCCAGAACGCGGGGGCAAACCCCCTGCCGTACATGCGAACAGGGACGCTGCCGGTCGCGCTGGAGAACGTCAACACCGGCGCCACGGGTTCTTCGAGCGAGCTTCGCTCCGTTTGCGCTGCGGTCTACACCGAGGGCGACTTCGCGGATTACGCCTTCTGGCGCTTTGCCGACGTGGATCGCTCACTGACCGGCGTGACCGCCGATACCGTCGCCTTCAGCATTCGCACGCTGGCCACCTACAACGGCAAGCACAACAGCGTGGTGGTGTACCCCGAGACACTCAACGCCTGGTGCGACCAGCCGGTGGCCGTGACGCTGTGGCAGAACACCGTGGTCACGGGCGGCACGTGGGATGCGCTGGCTTCGGCCTGCGAGGTCAACTACACCGGCGCGGTCGATGCCTCGGCTGCGCAGCGGTTCAAGACGATCTACTTTGGCGCGGGCGCCAAGGCTTTCGACCTGGACCAGTATTTCGAGAAGAACGACGAGGGCATCATGACGGCCGCGAACGGCCAGCCGGAGGTGTGGTCGGTGCTGGTAACCCGTCTGACGACGAGCGCCACCAACGCCAGCTTGAACCTGGGCTACAAGGAGCTTTGGTAATCGATGGCCGCTCTAGTCTGGGGCGCCTGGGGGGCCGAGTGGGCGCAAAACAAAAAGGTCGCCTTCAACGGCCTGGCGCGCACGATCACCGTCAACAGCGACGTGACCACCCTCAACCTCCAGACCGATGTGTGGTCGCGTTGGGTGGATTGGGCTGCGCTGCCCGGGAACGACTACCACACGCTGGCCATGCGCCGCACGGGCTACGACTCCATTCCTGGCGGTCGCTCGGGCCTGATCTACTTCCTGCAGAACGGCTGGAAGCTGATCATCGACATGAACAAGGTTCGCGTGACCGGCGTGCTCTATTCGGACGACTACGAGACCGCGTACTGGGCCGCCGATGGCCAGCCCATCTACCCAGCCACGGTTTCGGCGCTGGTGAACAACTCGGTGAGCTATCAGAACGTGGTCACGGGCACGGCGCTCACGCCGGAGCAGACAGCCTCTGCCGTGTGGAGTGCTGCGCAGCGCAGCCTCACGGAAAGCCTCGACCCTGGCCTGGTGCAGATCGTCGCTGCCGTGGTTGCGGCCCTGCAGGCGGCACCGCTGCCGGTCAACATGGTGCAAGTCAGAGGACAGGAGCTGGGTGGGACGGGTAGCGACACGGACCCCTGGGGCCCGGGTGCTTAAATGGCTTCAGCATGGGGCCTGTCGTTTGGCAAGGCATTCGGCAATTCATTTGGCCGGATGCTGGCCGTGCCAGAGCCGCTGCCGCCCGCGACCGTTTACGACTGGGGCCCAACAAGCACGTCGAGCACCGGAATCAGCAGCACATCGCTGGCGCGAAAGCGCCGGCAACAGGAGGAAGAGGCGCTCATTTTGATGCTCCTTGGAATCAGCAGCACGCCCTAGAACGCCTGAAGTCTGGCAGGTCCGGCGGGGGCTAAGCCGCCGGGAGAACTTTCAACCCGCGCAGCCGGGTTCCTCGGCTGGTAACAGTCGGAGGCAGATGCGCTGAAAACGCTCCCGCCAGCGGGTTCGCCCGTAGTCGAATGGTGGGTGAGAATGGTGGCGTGTTGGTAGCACGCCACCATTTTTTCGTGGTGGACGCACCGCGCCGATAAAGTTGTTGTATAGTTCGTTCCGCCGACCAGCGAGCAGTTCAGTTGCTCGTCACGGGGCCGGATAGCGTAACCGGCAGGCTGGGGTTTCCCGGCTGATGCGCGTGAGAGCCGCGACAAGCCAACTGGGTGAAAGGCTCCCGGTGCCAAATCTGGCACGCACTGCCGCCGTAGTGGGCTCCATGCCCCGTGCGGCAGGCTGCCGACCTTCCACTCTACAGGTGGCCGGCCTTTCCTCCCTGGGCCGGAGTTTTGAACCCGGCCTTGCGCCGGGTTTTTTTTTGTCGTGACGCGACACTGCCCGGATGGGCTTATTCCTCGACCTGCTGCACGTCCCGATCCGCGCCACCAACGACATGCTGGAGGGGCTCTACAAAGCGCTTTCCGACGGCCACGACCACGGGAAGGACGGCATCTGGAAGCCCCACGATTCCCCCCTGGTGCGCCGCCTGATCGAGCTGTTTACCGAGCGCGGCCTGGCCCGCTTGGATGCCGTGCACCAGCAGCTGCTGGCCTGGCAGTCTGGCGCGAATCACACCCCCACCGCATCCATCCAGCCCACACCGCCCGGCATGCTTTCCCGCTGGAACGAGGCCGAGCTGTCCCTGGCCCGCCTGTACCTGGAAAGCCTGCCGCCCGCCGTCTGGACGCTGGACGACCACCTTCTCGCCATCGAGTACGTGGTGCAGCGACACCTGCCCGCTGGCGAGCTGGTGGCCGAGGCCGACTGGCTCGCCACAAAGGCCACGATGATGGGGAAGGTGCAGGCCAATCTCGAAGGCAAGACGCCAACCGCCAAGCAGGCCGACGCCATCCTGGCGGCACTGCCTTCGTCGGCTGCGCAGGCCACCGCGTTGTCGGCAGCCACCCAGGCCGTGCTCACGTTCGCCCGCGCCCGCGCAGCCGAGCACGTTCAGGCCCTGTCCGACAACACCCGCCACCGCCTGCGCGCCGTGGTAGTCGCCGATCTGGAGCAGCGGGCTCTGGGCAACCTGCCGCCGGGCACCAGCAGCCTGGAGACCAAGCTGCTGGACGAGTTCGGCGCCCTCAATCGGGACTGGCGGCGCATCGCCGTCACCGAGGCGGGCGAGGCCCAGCTGCAGGGCTACATCGCCAGCCTGAAGCCCGGCACCAAGGTCCAGCGCGTGGAGCGGTACGAGGGCGCGTGCGCCTTCTGCCGCAGCATCGATGGCCGCGTGGTCACGGTTGTCGCCGCCGACCGCCCGGACAAAAACCCCGACACCATGATCTGGCCGGGAAAGAACAACGTGGGCCGTTCTGCCTCTCCGAAGAAGCGCGTCGGCGACGTGCTGGTGGACCGCGAGCCTGACGAGATGTGGCAAATCCCAGCCGGGCTGGCCCACCCGCACTGCCGTGGCCGTTGGGTGCCCGTGATCGAGGACGCCCCCGGCGACGATCCGGCGTTCGGGGATGAGCTTCGCGCTATTCTTGGCGGCGCTTGAATTGCGCCGGGGTTTCTCCCTGGTTGCGCCTAAACACCCGCGTCATGTGGGACTGGTCTGAAAACCCACACAACGCCGCGACGGCTGCGATACTGCAGCGCCCCGTGGCCAGCCGCCTCTTGGCGCACTCGATCTTCTGTTCGAGCACGTACTCCATCGGAGTCTTGCCTGTAACGTCACGAAAAACGCGGGCGAAGTGAAAGCGGCTCATGCATGCGCATTCCGCCATCTCACCAAGGCTCGCGTTCACCCCCTCGTCCGACTTTGCATACCTCTCGGCGCGCTCAATCCGAGCGCGATTGTCGTTCCCCACCCTTTGCCCCCCCTGTTCTTGTGCGGCGCAGCGTAAGAGCACACAATTCATGGCAAGTCTCTCATCCAAAAGAATCAGGGGTGTCGTGACCGTATTCTCTGACGATGCGGCAAATCCCACGACTTCTCATCAAGGCCGACGCAATTCCGGCTGACGCCCATTGGATAACAGTCCATCCCAACGGGCCGGGGTCGAAGGGTCAGGCTGTGCTCATCCAGCCGCACCCGGACGGCTCCGCTCGCGTCATTGGCGGCGCTGGAGGGAGCCTGAATTACCTCAAGCTGCGCGGGGTCAAGTCGCACTCGGATTACAAGGCTGAGGCTGGGAAAAAGGCCGCAGACAAGCGTGCGGCCCGCAAGGAGCAGATCGCCGCCGACAAGGCCGCTGGCATCCATGGCGCCAAGGAGCAGGTCCGCAAGGACATTGCCGAGCAGCGCAAAAAGGCCGAGCAATCGGTCATCAACGCTGTGGCGAAAAAGGCCGGATGGGCGCCGGAAGAGCTGGAGTTCCCCGAGGCCGACTACGAGCACTTGTCCGAATCCGCACGCGACAAGGTGCGCTCGAAGTTCCACCGCGACCTGCTCAGCAAAGCCAAGGAAGTGATCCAGCAGAGCCGTCAAATGCTGGTGATAAGCCCCGCCGCGCGCGAAGAGGCAGGCGTGGGCGAGGTGCCGCTGTTCTCCGATTCGCCCGACGAGATTGCCGCCGCTGACCTTGACCCCGTTCGCCCGCCTGGCGCCGGGCTGGGGTTCCAGGCCGACTACAAGGGCCGCGCCGAGGCCGCTGGGCTGTCGCAGGACAAACTCGAAGCCGAGGCGTCGGAGGTCAAAACCGGCGGCATGACACCCGAGCAACGGCAGAAGGCGCTGGCCAAGGGCGACGCGGCCAAACTGATCAAGCAGGAGCTGGCGGGCATCAAAGAGCCCGCAGCCCCAAAAGCCGACGCCAGCCTGTTGTCGGCCAAGGACGCACTCGATCTGGTGAAGGAGGGCAAGAAGCTGGCCCTCATCGAAAAGGCCGCCCGCGAGGCCAATGCCGATGTGGACAAGTCACCCGTGGAGCCCAAGGCCTTCGTCCTGGAAACCACGGACGATGTGGACGCCTCGGTGCAGGAAGACTTGAAGAACGACCTGCGCACCGCCCAGACGCGGGCGTTCTTGTCCGAGGTCGGCAAGATCGCCGGGGCTCAGCCGAACGAGACCCTGGGGGGGCACATGGGGGTTGGCGCTTACAACAGCATCAACGCCCTGGCCATGGCCGTGGGGGGCGACGCCCTGGTGGATCGCTCCGTTGTGGACGTGCTGGGGGTGGCCGGTGCCGCCCAGGTGCTGGCGCGTCGCCTGCACGCCGACCTCAACCCCGACGAGGTGCAGCACGTTGCCGAGGGCATCCAGGACTGGCACGTCAACCACTACATGACCACCAGCACCAAGGCGCTGAAGCAGGCGCGGGAGCTGACCGACGCGGCCGCCGCCATCGACCTCTCCGACGAGGCCAAAACCGGGGCGGACCTGGCCGTGGCGCAGGAGCTGAATTCGCGCCGTCGTGCCGCCGTCGGGGATGCCCAGCGCATCCTGGGGCAAGCCCTGGGCGAGATGGAGGCCAACGCCGCGCTCGTGGTGGCCATGAAGGGCCCCGGGTCGGGCGACTTCCAGGTTTCCCTGGGGAACACGTCGCCCGAGGCTGCGATCACACAGGTTCGCGCCATTGGGCTCCAGCCCGGCGACTACGAGTTGGAGAAGGTCGGTGGCGACACGTTCCTCACGGTCACGCCTGCGGGCATGTCGCGCCTGGCCAGGCCCGTTGCGCGCGAAGACATTGCCCAGGTGCGGCGCAACCTGGCGATCATGCGCGGCGACCACGACGAGGATGGCTGGCTGCCCATGGGGGTTGCCAATCGCCCCGACATGGTCATGGACGTGAAGCCGGGCGTGGCCGAGCGCATGGCGCAGCCGTTCCAGGCCGGTGAAGACCTGAAGGCAAGCCTGAAGACCTACATTGGGGCGCGTGCCGCCGACGGCGATGCGCCAGCCGATATCCTGTCCGACGTGCAATCCGCCGACTTCTTCCAAAAGGTCGGGGCGGGGCGCGCGGAGGAATACCGGGCGGCGCTGGATGCCGTGGCCCCACTGAAGGGCGCGGACGGCAAGCAGCAGCGCGCCGAGGCGCTGGCCGACACCTTCGACAAGTACGCCGACGACCACGTGGCCGCCCTGGGGGGCGAGCGCACCACGCTCAATCGGCAGAAATTCCAGATTGACCAGCAATCGGTGGACGCGCTCCACCGCGCCCTGGCTGAAACCCCGGAGGGCACCGCCGCCTACAAGCAAATCGGCGAGCTGACCAACAAGGACCAGGCCGCCCTGCGCGATCACTTCTACCGCCACATCGCCCGCGAGGATGCCGCCGCTGGCGCCATGCGCAAGGAGTTGGAGGAACACGTCGCCAGCGAGCCCGAGAAGGAGTCCACCGATATGTTCGGGGACACCGTGCCGAATCCCGACTGGCAGGACTGGAAGGCGCACCGCGACGGCCTGGCCGCCAAGCTCAATGCCAGCAGCCTCACGTGGTCCAAGTACCTGAAGACCATGGGCGGCAACGAGCGCGCCTACGAGGCAGTGCAGGACGTCATTCGCTCGAAGATGGCCAGCTCGTTTGTGGAGGCTCACAACAAGCTCAACCCCGACGCGCCCATGAAGCTGGGCAAGCGCACCATCCGAAACAACCTCAACCACCTGGACGCCGTGGACCCTGCGGCCCGCGAGGCCCGGCTGGCGAAGGACAAGGAGTTGGTGGACCGGCTGCGCAACCGGGTGGGCGGCAAGTATTCCAGCGGCTCGGTGGCGGACAAGATCGACGCCGCCAAGCAGGAGCAGGCCGCGTTCGAGCAGGCGCAGATGGGGTTCTTCTCGTCCGAGGATGCGCCGGAGGCCGCAGGGCCTGGCCAGGATGGCGCTCCTGCGCCGCTTGGGGCCGACGAGCGCCACACCCTGGGGCACGCCGCCGAGCGGCAGATTGCGGCCATGGTTGGCCACGTGGGCGAGAACTTCAAACCCGGCCAGCCCACGAAGCTGTGGGGCGTGTCCATGTCGGGCAAGTACGCCGCCCAGCAGCGCGCGATCAAGCTGGTGGCCGCCAACAAGCGCGCCATGCTGGCCGCCGGGGCGGGGTCGGGGAAGACCAACATGATGCTGGGTGCCCACGCGCACCTGTCCGGCATGGGCAAGGTCAAGCGGTCGATCATGATGGTGCCGTCCATCGTGCAGGGGCAGTTCTCCGGCGAGGCCCTGCGCCTGCTGGAGCCCGGCAAGTTCAAGACCCACATTCAGCCCGGCGCGAGCCAGTCCGAGCGCATCGCGGCCTACAAGGATGCCGGCACGCACATCTGCGTTATGACCCACCAATCCTTCCGCGACGACATGGTGCACCTCGGGGCCAAGCATGCCGGGATTGACGAGGGCGCCATGACGGCGAAGCTGCAGGGCATGAGCACCGACCAGCGGCGCGAGTGGGTGGCCGGTGTGATGGCCAAGGAGGGTATCAACTTCGACGCCTCGTTTGTGGACGAGTCCCACGACACCCTGAATCGCGCTGGAAAGGAAAATTCCAGCCTGGCCAACGTCATCGAGGCGGTCGGCCACCACACCCCGTACCACGTGCTTTCGTCAGGCGACCCCGTGAAGAACGACGCCAGCGAGATTCACTCGATGCTGCAAAAGATGGACCCGCAGCGGTACGGCGACAGGGCGGCCTTCATGCGTCGCTACGGCGCCGACACCATTGCCAGCAAGGAGGCGCTGCAGCGGGAAATGGCCCGCTACGTCTTCCCGACCTCCATCACGCCCGACGTGGCTGTCAGCCGCAGCACGGAGACCGTGCCGCTGTCCAAGGGGCAGCAGCAGGCGCTGGGCGAGCTCGACAAGCACCTGGCCCGCGCGCGCCTGGCGCAGCGCGCTGGCAAGGTGGACGTGGAGGCCGTGCGCCACATTTCGCCTGGCTCGTTTGATGGCGTGCCCGAGGCGGAGCACGAGGCCGTGGCCTCCAAGCTCCAGAAAGCCGTGGGCATGCTCAAGTCGTCGGCGGTGAACCGCGTCATCAACACCCACCCCGACAACGCCAAGGTGCAGCGTGCGGTGGAGATGGTGCAGGCTCGGCCGGGCAAGCAAGGCGTGATCTTTGCCCGCAACCGCGAGGCCGTGAACCAGTACAAGGCAGCCATGGAGAAGGCCGGGCGGCGCGTCGTGGTCATCACGGGGGCGGACAGCGCCAAGGAGAAGGATGCCAAGCGCCGCATGTTCAACCCGGAACAGGGCGAGGCGCAGGCCGACGTGCTGATTGCGTCCGACGCTGGTGCCGTGGGTATGAACCTTCAATCGGGCCAGTTCCTGATCCAGCACGACATCAGCCAAACCGCAAAAACTCACAGCCAGCGGAATGCCCGCATTCACCGGCTGGGACAGAAGAAGGGCGTGGAGCTGATCGACCTGCAGGGTGACCACCCGGAGGAACGCCGCAGCCGCGAGCGCCTCGACCGCAAGTACGGGCTCAAGAATATGATGGCTTCACCGCTGGACGGCCTGGATGACACCGGTGTGGCTGGCGCAATTGCTGCGCGCCGTGCTGCTGCGCAGTCTGATCAACAGGGTTTGTTTTAGGAGTTTCCATGAAGATACTTTTCGTTTCCGCTGATTTTTACAAGTCGCACGTTGCCGCCTATACCAAGAAGGACGGCACGTTTGTTGCGGCGCATGAGGATAAGCGGGTGGCGCGCCATGACAATGAGCCTGCCGGGCATGTATGGGGCGGCGACACGGTTGTTAATCAGATCAAAGAAGCCATCGAAGACGACCCGCATGCGGATTGGGGTTTGCGCGTTATTCCTCATGACCATCCGGTCAACGAAGGCGACGAATTGCCACCAAGCTACCGGTGGGATGACGGCGAGCAGACGGACGAAGAGCTGGATGGCACATCAACAATTGGAATTCGCGCAAACGGAAGTGTTGAGCGTGCAATCAAGGTTTTGAACCAAGGCGGGTACGTTGGCGCACAAGTGGCGCTCGTTCGCGGAGACAGCCGGGGCGCGGGGGAAGACCCCGGAGAGGTGCTTCTAAGCGATGCCGAGGTCGTTCTTGTCTGGGGGTGCCCAGCCCCCATGACAAAATCCGCCACTCCACCCATCCGACTGTTCCTCAAGTCGCGCCCCAGCGTTTGAGGTAACCTCGCGCCATGAAAACCATTGCCGCACTGCTCCTTTTATTTGCCGCTGGCGCCTGCCACGCAGCAACGGGCTCAATCGCCAACACCAGCGCCTGCTACAACATCCAGAACGCCGATGCCCGCACCATGTGCCTGGCGCGCGCTCGCCGCGACCCTGGTCAGTGCTACAGCATCCAGCGCCCCGACCTGCGTGCCCAGTGCTTGGCTGAGGTGCGCAAGTGAAACGCCACATCGAGAACACCCGCGCCCACCTGGGCGAGCTGCACGGCCTGGCCGCCAAAACCGAAGCCGCCGAGCGCCGCATCCTGGAGCGGGCCACCGCCAGGCTGGATGAGGTGAATGCGGCCATCGAGCGGCTGCGCCCGGGAGTGGAGACGGCCCCTGGCGCGTCGCAGGACCGCTATCTATCCCTGATCACCGAACGCGGCCAGCTCGCCACCGTCATTGCGAAGGCGCGGCAGGCGCTGGGCGAGTAAATCCAGGTGGCCAGCCCACGCGCTCAGTCGTGACGCAAGAATTCGCTCATGACCAGCGAAGCGCAGCTGATTGCGGGCCTCCCCGATTACCTCAGTATCGAAATGATGCTGAAGGCCACGCCTGCTCAGGAAGGCGCGGGTCGCTTCGTCTATCTGGAAGCCTCCCGCGAGGCACGCGACCAGCAGAACGAGATCGTGCTGGCAAAGGCTCTTGAAGAGTCAGCCGGGCACTACCTCAAGTTCGGCAACATCGACCTCGACCACAAATCCATGCCTGCCGTCGCCAAGATGTACGGCATAGACAACCCTGAGCACTGGGAAATCGGCACGCCTGTTGATGTTCGCGTCAGCGGTGCCTCGACCTTCGTGAAGGCCCAGCTATTTACCGGCGATACACCCCTCGCTCAGCGCGCCAACGAGGTTTGGGACAGCATGACCAAGCTGCACCCGCCCCGCAAGTGGTACCCCAGCGTGGGTGGCAAGGTGTTGGCCAAGTCCACCCGCATCGACCCCGATACCGGTGACCGCGTGGGCGTCGTCAGCGGCGTGCGCTGGACAAACATTGCGCTCAGCCAGCACCCGGTGAATCAGACCGTTGGTGGTGTGTCTACGATCCCTTTCGGCGTCCTGGCGAAGTCCTGGGGCGCGGGCGGCTTTGACATGACCAAAGCCCTCGAAGCCTCCTATGCCACCGACGCCACGGCAAAAACCGGCGGAGCCGCGCTGACCACTCAGTCCTTGGACAGTGGGGCGCGCTCCCCGAAGTCATACTTCGACTTTCGTGAGCGTCTCGCGGCCGCCGTCAAAAGCGGCAAGGTCAGCGACACGTCTGCGAATGGCCTGATGCACTACAGCGCAGAAGCCTTCGTGCTCTCGCTCGATGAGTCGGCCGAGTGGGTGGATCGCTTTCTGAGCGATCTGAAATCAGGTCTTTCCAAAAACCGGAGAATTAAATGAGCAAGAACTTTGAAGCGCTCCTTGAGGAGCTGGGTGCTATTGGCACCGAAACCGACACGATGGCCAAGGCTATCGCCGAGCCACCTGCGCCCGCCGAGGACGACGACGACGAGGATGGCGACGACGCCGCAATCGCCGCCGCTGCCGCCGATGGTGGCGCAGCCCCCGCCGATGCCGCGCCCGCCGCTGGCGACAAGCCCGACTTCGGCAAGTCTTTCGCGTTCACCGACGAGTCTGGCGCAACCCATGAAGCCGTGGATGCCACCGATCTGGTGAAGTCGCTGATGGCACGCCAGGGCCAGTCCGAAGAGGTGCTGGCCAAGGCGCTGGACTCTTTCAATACCGTCGTGCGCAAGCAGGGCGACATGATCAAGTCGCTGTCCGCCCAAGTGGCGCAGCTCTCGTCCCAGGGTCGCGGCCGCAAAGCCATGCTGACCGTGGTTGAGAAGCCCGCCATCGGCGACACGATGGCCAAGGCCAATGCTGACGCGGGTGTCACCCCCGAGCAGTTCTTCGCCAAGGCCAATGCAGCTTTCGATGCCGGGAAGATCAGCGGCAAAGAACTCAATGTGGTGAGCGTCAGCTTGCGCGGCAATCACCCCATTGAGCCGGGCTTGATCCAGAAGATCGCCCTCGCCTGATCGCGGCCTCATCAACTTTCACTTTTAAGGACACAGCAATGGACGCTCAAACCTTGATGCAGCAGTTTGCGGGCATGGCCCCCGGCGGCAGCAATCCCTCCCTCGGCGCCTCTATGGGCGGCTCTTTGGACGCCATGGGCGATCTGAAGAAGGCCCTCGAAGCCAGCTCGTACCAGACCGACGTTTCCACCCTGACCGGTGGTGGCGCTCTGGGCGTGCAGTCTTTGGACACCGCCATGAAGACCACCATTCAGGAGCAGGAACACTTCGTGTTGTTCAAGCGCCTGCAGCAGACCAGCGCCAGCAACATCGTTGACGAATACACCCGCCAGACCGGCATCGGTGGCTTCCTCGGCGGCTCGACCAACTCCCAGATGGGTGTGGTCCGCGCTGCTCAGGGCGAGTACAGCCGTGAAGTGGGTCTGGTCAAATTCCTGATGACCTTGCGCCAGGTCGGCTACGTGCTGAACATCGGCAAGAACATCGTGGAAGCCACCGCTGTGGAAGAGCGCAACGGCGCCCTGCAGCTGATGACCGACGCTGAATACCTGCTGTTCTACGGCAACGCCGCTGCATGCCCCACCGAGTTCGACGGCATCTTCGCGCAGATCGACAAAGAGATCGCCGCCGGCGGCATGTCCGAAGGCAACGTGATCGACATGGGCGCTCTGCCCCTGGACACCGTGGAGCCCTTCACCAAGATCAACGCCTCGGTGTTTGATTACGGTTCGTGGGGTCGCATCACCGACGTGTTCATGCCTACCGCTGTTCAGACCGACTTGAACATGGGCCTGGACCCCGCCTTCCGCTGGAGCCCCGATGGTGGCAACCAGAACATGGCAATCGGTGCGCACGTCTCCGGTATCCGTCTGACTGAAGGCGTGTTGAAGACCAACATCGACACCTTCCTGCAGCACGGCGACTTCGTGATGTCCAAGCCATTCGAGCTGTCTCAGCCCGCGTTGGCCACAACCAACAACAGCTTCAAGCCCGCTGCCGTGGCTGTGGATGCCGCCACCAGCGATGCAGCCAGCCAGTTCACCGCACCTCGCGCCGGTAACTACTACTACGCCGTCGCTGGCGTGGGTGGCGCTGGTCAGGGTCAGTCCACCATCCTGAAGTCCGGCCAGATCGCCGTGGCCGCAGGCAAGAAGGCTGTCGTGACCATCACCGTGTCGGCCTCTGGCACCGAGACTGGCTACGCGATCTATCGCGGCCGCCAGAACGGCACCGACGGCACCAGCGACCTGCGCCTGATGTGCATCATCCCCCGCACCGGTGCCAGCACCGTGTACACCGACTTGAACCGCGACATCCCTGGTACCTGCAAGGTGCCCGTGTTGAACCTGGCCCAGTCGGCTGACGCCATCGGTTGGCGCCAGTTCCAGCCCATGACCAAGATTCCCCTGCCTTTCGGTGTGGGTGGCGTGCCGGTTGTGAGCTGGTTCCAGTTCTTGTTTGGCTACCTCCGCGTGACCAAGCCGAAGCATCACGGTTACATCAAGAACATTCTGCCCCGGAACAGCACCTGGAAGCCGTTTGCCTGATCGCTGATCGGTGAAAATAAACAAGCGCCTCCGGGCGCTTGTTTTCATCCAACTTAGGAGTTTTCTATGCCAAAAGTCATTTGCACCCTCCCGAACGCCGCCGCCGAAATCAACGGCGTGAAGTTCTCTCTGGTCGAGGGCGGCATGCTGTCCGATGAAGTCTCCGCCGAGCAGGCCGAATCATTCCTGGCCATCCCAGGCTACGCGGAGCACAAGGAAGACCCCGAGGCAGAAGCCCGCCGCAAGGCCGAGATTGCAGCCCAGGCCCAGCGCGAAGCCGACGAGGCCACAGCAAAGGCTGCAGCCGCTGCCAAGGCTCGCCAGGACGCCGATGCGGCGGCAATCAAGGCCGTGGCAGCCAAGGCAGCCGCGCCCGCCCCCGCCCCCGTGAAAGCCGTCAAGCCCGCCAAGGCCGACGCAGCGGACGACGACACCACCTTCTGACCATCGCTCCAGAGTGACCCAGCCGCCTCCGGGCGGCTTTTTTCGTCGTGATGCGATGATTGCCGCCATCATGCTCACGACCACACAGAACCTGCCGGCCACGCTGGCCGTCCTCGTCACGGCCAGTGGCGCTGCCGTGCCCATCACTGGCGCGGTGACGGCGTCGGTCATCTCCATCGATGGCGGCACCGTCTACGTGCCCTCAAAGGCCGCCACGCTGGGCCCTGACGCTGGTGCCGTGTCGGTCGATCTGACCGAGGCGGAAACCCTCGCCATCCCGGCTGGTGACGCGCTCCTGGCGGTGGCCTGGTCGCATGGCGTGAAGCGCTTTGCGGTCACGTCCGTGGCGCTGGGTCAAATCGTGCGCTCTGCGCTGTTCATTCAGGACGTGGCCATCGACAAGATTCGTGCCGACCGGCTCATGCTGCTGGCCAATTCGATCATGCCCGACCTGAAGGTGAGCGACCAGTACCTGTGGGAGAAGCTTCTCGCGGCAGAGGCCCACGTGGCGCACGCTCTGCGCGTGCCTCTGGCGCCGACCCGGTTCTTTCCGCGTGCCCCCACCACCGAGCAGATTGCGGCCCTGCCAGCGGGCATGCCGTGGGACATCGACCCCGCCTATGACTACGACCCGGCAAACTACACCGGGGACAAGTGGGGGATGATCGTCGCTCGCCAGAAGCCCATCCAGTCCATCGTCGGCATGAAGTTCGTCTATCCGACGCCGACGCAGACAATCATGGAAGTGCCAGCCGACTGGGTGCGCCATGACGGCAGGTACGGCCAGGTGCAGATCGTGCCCACGGGCACGGCGTACCAGACGCTGCTGGGTGGCATGTTCCTCAGCCAGTTTTCAGGTGGCCGCCAGCTCCCGTTCACCATCGAAATGGAATACACCGCTGGTCTGGTCAACGCCGCCCGCGACTACCCCGACCTGATCGACGCCGTGCAAAAGATGGCCGTGGTCAAGGTCGTGGAGGACGGCTTCATGCCGCAGTCCGGGTCAATCAGCGCCGACGGCCTTTCGCAGAGCCTGTCCGTGGATGCCGGCAAGTACCACGATGCCGTTGACACCATCCTCAACGGGCCGGCTGGCTCGAATGGCGGGCTCATGGCGCGCATTCATGGCGTGCGAATGGTGGTGATCTGATGCGGTTCAATTCAGCGGCGTTTGATCGCCACCTCGCCAACATCGGGCAGTCCGTGGATTGGCGGCGCTCGTATGCCTGCGCGTGCGTCAACCCGCAATCCGGCGCGGCAGATTCCAAGCACGCCCTGTGCTCCGGCAAGGGGCGCCTGTGGGACGACCCCGTGCGGACGGTGACCGGTATCGCTGGCCAGGAAACGATCGCAGAGTGGGCTCAGTCCGGTTTGTGGGAATCCGGCGACACCGTGCTCAGCATCCCGGCTGCCAGCCCCCTGTGGGACGCCGGCCAGTTCGACCGCGTGGTCATGCTCAACGCCAGCGATGTGTTCTCGCAGCCGCTGCTGCGCGGGGCCCCGGCAGAGCGCCTGATTTTCGCTGTGGCCACCATCACGCGGTGCTTCTGGCTGCGCCCGACCACCCGCCTGGTGGTGGAGGGCGGGCTGCCGGTGATCGGCGCCGATGGCCGCCCCACGTGGCCTGGTGGCGTGGGCGAGCCGCCCGCTGGCACCAGCTACTCGCTGACCGGGACGCGGTACCTGGAGTATTTCGTGTGGGGCGCTTTGCCCAGCAACCGGAACATGCACAGCGGCATGCGCCTGCCCAAGAAGGTGGTCGCCCGCAAGTGGGACTTGTTCAGCCGCTGACGGTCTTTTTCACGGCGGCTGCAAATGCCGCCTCGGCCTTCGGCTGCATGGCCTGGGCCACGTTTCGGGCGAGGAACTTGCCCGGCTGAGCTGGGATGACCCACTTGCCGGTCGCGCCCTCCATCATCACGCGGAACGTCACATGGCTGTGGCCGCCCGACCCGTCCGGGAACTTGACCATGCCCGCGTAGCGGCGGGCGGTCGCGGCATCCAGCCCCGCACCCTTGAGCGCCCCCATCGTCAACCGGCCGCCCCATGCGTACTTCTGCGAAGCCACCATGGAGGCCTGCTTGGTCTTGGGGTTGCTCAGGTACGGGCTCTGCTTGCTGGCCGCTGACATGCCGGATTTCGGGGACAGGTTGGTGACCTCGCCGCTGGGGCGCTGACCAGTGGAAACCACCCGCGACGGCGCCATGGCTGACGCCAGGTTGTGCACGGCGCCGGGCATCGCGCTCGCGTGCGCGGTGTTGTTTGGCGTGTTGTGTCGCATGGGAATAACCAGAAACCGGCGCCCGTCCTTGGTGCGCCTGACCTTGCTGCTGGTGTCGAGCATCTTCTTCAGGTCGCGGGGCCCGCGCCCCGTTTCGATCTCGGCGGCGTGCTTGTAGTCGGCTTCGACCATGGCACTGAAGTCGCCCGTCATCTCCCACTTGATGCTCTGGATGTAGGCTTCCTTCTCGCCGCTCCACAGCTTGGCCTGGTTCACGGCCTTATGCCAGTCGATGACGGTTTGCTGGGCCACCGCGCGCACCGTCTTGTTGAGCAGCGGCGCCACCTTGGCGTTGATGCCTGCCGAGAGGTCAAGCAGTGCCCCGGCGGAGAACGTGATCTTGTAACTGAGTGCGCTCATGCGCTGATTGTGTCGTCACGTCCGGTCGTGATGTCAGAATTCCGGTGTGATCTCCATGGTGCAACCACTCCACGTCGGAAACGCTCTGCGGCTCTTTATTGAGCCGCCAGTCGGGGCCGCCCGGTGGAAGGTGCTCCGCAAGGGGTCCGATACATTTTCTGGCCACGACGACGCATCTGCGGTCGTGGCTTACGAAGGCGACGAGCGCATAACCGTCGATTCTTCCTTCCTGCAGAATCAGGTCATGGCGTTCTACCGCCCGTACTACACAGCCGACGGCATCGTGTGGACGGCGGGCCCAACGGCCAGCGGAACGCCTGCGGCAATCTTTGAAGACCTATCCACCGACGTGTTGTCGGTGCTGCGTCAGCGCATCGAGTCCGGCCTGTTGGTGGAGTGCCAGCGCGGCAACTTCGCCACCGATTTGGGCTACGTCCAGGTCTACACCGCGTCACCTTCGCTGGAGCGTGACCTCGCCATGCCGCTGGTGACCGTGCACCTCGAAAACGAGGAGCCCGGCGAGCGGTTCTTGGGCGAGGACATGATCGGCGACCAGTTCGACGAGATCGGTGGCGACTGGTCCGAATCCGAGGGGTGGCTGGCGAATGTCAGCGTGACCCTGATCGGCTGGAGCTTGAACAGCGATGAGCGCCTGGAGCTTCGCAAGGCCATCAGGCGGATCATCGTTGCCAACCTGCCCGTGTTTGCCGACGAGGGTTGGCAGCAGTGCAACCTGTCGCAGCAGGACATTGACGCGGTCAATGGCGAGTATCCCGCTCACATCTATCAGGTGATGAACACGTTTACCTGCCTGGCCCCGGTTCGCGTTGCCGGTCGCGTGAACAGCGTCATCAACGAAGTCATTTCAAGGAGCACCAATTGAGCAAGTTAGCCACCGCTGAAGCGTCGGCGCAGCCCGCGACGCCGGAACTTCCGCAGCATCTGAATGAGTTTTGCGCTCGCCTGTCGGCGACCGTAAAGCGCCCGGAGCTGATCGGTGCCTTTGAGCACCACGAGCGCACCGGTGGGCGTGTGAGCGCCACCGAGTCCGAGTTTAAGGCTCGGTTCGACGCATTCCGCAACAAGCCTGTTTAAGCGAGGCCCAGCATGTCTGTATTCTTCAATGGGCGCCTGCTCATCACTCCAACCACCGCGTCTGTCGTTAACGACGACGCGATGCGCAACCAGAACCTCAGCGTCGGCAACGTCGTCGCAATAGTTGGCTCGTCCGCTGGCGGCACGCCCAAGACGGCGCTGCGCTTTGGCAGCCCCCAGGAAGCCCAGCGCACGCTGGAGTCTGGCGAGCTGCTGGATGCCGTGTTGGCTGCGTTTGACCCCAGCCGGGAAACCAACGGCCCCAGCCAGGTGATCGCAGTCCGCGTGAACCCCGCCCTGCAGGCCACCGGCGTCCTGAGGGACTCCACCGCCGCCGACGTGATCAACCTCACGTCCATCGGCTACGGCGTGAACGAGAACAAGATCAAGGTCAAGATCGAGGCTGGCAGCGTGACCGGTCTGCGCCCCACGGTGCAGAAGGACGACGCCTACTACACCATCGACAACCTGACCCGCAACGCGTTCTCGCTGGTCTACACCGGCGCGGAAGCCACCGCAGTGGCAACCATCAACGGTACCAGCGTGGTCCTGCAGGCCCCAACTGGCACCACGGTGGCGACCATCGACATGACGCTGTACACGACCATTCAGGACGTGGTGGATCGCATCAATCTGGTGGCTGGGTTCTCCGCCACCGTTGGCGACGGCAACTACTCCAAGGTCGCGCTGAATGGACTGGACTACATCACGGCCCAGAACGTGAAGACCACGCCCTACACCGTGAAGGCCGACCTCCAGGCTCTGGTGGATTGGTTCAACGGCGCGCAGCAGGACTTTGTACGCGCAACCCGTGTGGCATCCGTCGGAAAGACGCCCGCAGTGTCCGCCTTTGCGTTCCTGTCCGGCGGCTCGAATGGCTCGACCACCACAAACGACTGGGCTGACGCCTTCGAGGTGCTGCAGACGGTTGACGCGCAGTGGATTTGCCCGGTTACCGGCGATGCATCGATTCACGCCATGGCCGACGCCCACGCCGTCTACATGAGCAACGTGGCCCGCATGGAGCGCCGCGCCATCGTCGGCATGGGCTTGAGCAGCACCGACGCAGCCGCTGTAGCGGCCGCGAAGGCGCTCAACAGCGACCGCACGTCACTGGTGCACCTCGGGCACTATAAATACAACGCGGCCGGTGTGCTGACGCTGTACCCCGCCTACATCTCTGCGGCCCTGATCGCTGGCGCCTTTGCCGGCGTCAACCCAGGCACCCCGCTGACCAACAAGACGATTGCCGTGCAGGGCCTGGAGCGCGACCTCCGCAACCCCATCGACACCGACGTGCTGATCACCGGCGGCGTGCTGTGCCTGGAAAACACGGCCAGCGGCTACAAGGTGGTCAAGTCCATCAGCACCTGGCTGGTGAACGACAACTACAACCGCGTGGAGCAGTCCTGCGGTGTGGCCCTCGACTTCACCAACCGCAACATCCGCGAGGCGTTGGACGTGCTGCGCGGCGCCAAGGGCAACCCCTTGGTGCTGTCCCGCGCCATCAGCATCGCCGAGTCCACACTGCGCGAGCTGGCCCGCGAAGAGCCCCAGGGCCCCGGCGTGCTGGCTGGCAACACCGAAAGCCCGGCCTACCGCAATATCAAGGCCACGCTTGAGGGCGATGTGCTGCGGGTTGAGTTCGAGTGCTCGCCCGTGATCCCCGTCAACTATGTGCTGGTGACCGTGTTTGCCGTGCCGTTCAGCGGCTCTGCCACTGCGGCATAAGGAGAACCTGAATGAAACAAAACATCAAAACCCGCAGCGGCAACCGCGTTGTTGTCGTGTTCGATGGCAAGCAGATCGGCATGGTCCGCTCGGTTCGCTTGAACGACGACTACAGCCCCGAGCCTGCATCCGGCATCGGCGACATTCACGTCCAGGAGTACGTGCCAACCATGGCGCGGCACTCCATCAGCGTGTCCCAGATGGTGCTGATCAAGGGCGCCATGCTTGAGGCAGGGATTGCCGCTGAAAACGGCGACGCCATGCTGCAGGGCCTGGTGTTCGACCTGGAGTGGTACTCCAAGGACGACGGCAAGCTGTTGCGCAAGTACGTTGGCGTGTCTTACGCCTCCGGCGACATCGACATCAACGCCCACCAGATCATCGTGGCCAGCGGCCAGTTCAACGCGCTGGATGTGGTCGGCACTGCAGCCTGATCCTGCCCGATAATCAGGCCGCCCCTCCAATGGTGGAGCGGGCGGCTTTTTCATGAATGGACTCAAAATGGCACGCACACCCCAGGATACCGATTTTGTTGTGAAGGTCGAAGGCGTTGGCGCTTTCACGTTTGGCAAACGCACCATGCGCGACGAGATCGCCATCCAGGTGGAGTTCGCCCGCATCATCGACGGTGTGGAGCCCACGGCGTGGCTGCAGACCGTGGGCGGCTGGATGTCCACGTTGCGCGTGCTCACCGTTCGAGCCCCCGCCGGGTTCAGCGTGGACGATCTGGACCCGCTGGACGACGAGACGTATGCCACGATGGGCAAGGTCTACGACGCCCTGGCCGAACAGGAGCGCTCTTTTCGTCGCCAGAAGAACGGCGGAAGCAAAGGAGCTGGCGCGGCATCGGGTCAAGACGGTGGAGTTTTGGTACCGTAAAAAGTACAGCCTTCCGGTCACTGACCCGCGCTTTCTGGACGTCACCGCCGAGGAAATGCTGGCCGACTACTACGCCCACATGTTCCATGACGACCCGAAATCGCTTGAGGACGTGGAGGATGATGATTTCAACCCTGACGACGTGGCAGCGCTGATCGGGGCCAACAACCCGGATGACTGGGAGACTTTATGACGAACAAGGTTGGGATTGGCATCAAGGCGGAATTCGACGCCTCGGGTATTGAGCAGAAGATCAACGCCTTGGGGCAGAAGATCGCCGCCGCAAACAAGGTGCAGTTCACGCCATTCTCTGGCACGACCAAGGCCGACCTTGACAAGATCGTCCGGCAGTTCGAGCAGCTGCGCAAAATTCAGGGCGACCTGAATAAGCGCATGAAGGACACGAACCAGGGCGGCGCGAGTCTGCTGAATGTGGACTGGGAGAGGCTCTATGCAGACCCCAATTCCCGCGCCAGGCAGATGCGCAAGGCCTTCGAGTATTCGACTGGTGCCGCCTTTACTGGCGGCGGTGCGCAGCCCGCAGGCTCTCAGCCCACCACCCCGCATCCTGGGGCCCCTGGCGGCCCTCACGTCGCGCCGACATGGCAGCGTGTTGCGCAGACCGGTCTGGGGGCCGCAGGGCCCGCTGGAGGCGTTGCAGCCAACGCATTTGGCACCGGCATGTCCGCAGGCTTCGGCGCGGGCCTGTCGGGCCTCATGGGCGGCATGCTGGCCCTTGGTGTCGGCAAGCTGGTGAGCGGGGTCATGGAGAAGATCGACCAGGCCGAGCGCAACAACATCGGGCTCGACACCCTGAAGCGCACGCTGGGCGACGTGAACGTGTCGTTTGCCGCGTTGAAAGCCGTGGTGCACGGCAGCGCCGACAACCTGAAGATCACCTATGACGAGGCCGGGCGCCTGGCCACGCAGTTCACGAAGCTGGGGAACGTCACCACTGACCAGTACAAAACCATCAGCGACGAGCTGGACGTGGGGGTGGGTATGTCCCGCGCCTTCGGCCTCGACCCGTCCCAGGGGGTGGGCGTCATGGGCCAGATGCGCGGCCTGGGCGTCACCAGCAACACGCAGGAGAGTCGTCGGTTCGCGTTGTTGATTGGCGAGACGATTGGCAAGGCCGGGGCGTTTGCCAAGGCTGAGGAGGTCATGGACGCCCTGGGTGGGTACGCCGCCGCCCAGACCCGCAGCAACATGGGTGTGGCCAACGTGGCGGGCTACGCTGGCATGTTTTCCAGCATGGTTGGCTCGGGCATCCCCGGCATGGACCCGGCCGGCGCAGCCAGTCTGCTGGGGCGCATCAATGGCTCCCTGTCGGCAGGTGGCGCCAAGGGTGAGGCCTCGCAGTTCTTCACTTCCATGGTTGGCGCCGGAATGGGGCTCGACCCGTTCCAGACCCAGATTCTGCGCGAGGGCGGTGCGTTCGCAACCAACGACGAGGCCTTTGGCGAGGGCAGCGTCGCCAAGCGCTTCGGCATCAGCGGCCCTAGTGGCGACAAGACATTGCTGCAGTCGTCGCTCGATAAGCTGCGCGGCCAGTACGGGAAGAACAATGGCATGCTGGCCATGGCCACGGCAAACCACCTGGGCATCAGCATGCGGCAAGCCATGGGCATTCTGTCCGTGGACCCCAACCAGATCGGGGAAATGCAGAAGTATGGCGACCTGTCGAAGCTGACGGGGAACGGTATCGCCAACTTGTCCAAGTCCCTGTATGGCTCCGACGCCGACCGCAAAGGGGTGACTGACACCCTGCTGGGGCGCTCGGATGTCAGCGGGGCCGACAAGGAGGAGCTGCGCCGCTCGCTGGGCACCCCCATGGAGCGCGAAACGCTGGCCAAGCTCACCGCCCAGTACGACCAAGAGCGCACCCAAGGCTCGGATATCCGCGACAGCAAGAACGCCCTGGACAACATCAAGACCAGCCTGGCCGACAAGCTGGTGCCCTATGTTGACCAGATGCGCCACGGCATCATGCACCTGGCTGGCGTCGGAAAAGGCAAGACCTCGATGGACATCATGCGCGAGGTCGCAAACGCAGACTCGGAGGGTCGTTCGAAGTCGATCCAGAACCAGTACGCCGGGAAAATCGACCCGCTTGAAGAACGAGCAAGCCACCTGCGAAACAAGGCGCGCTCGCTCGACCCCGTGGCGCTGGCGCACACCTACCGCGACAAGCCGGAGGTGCTTGCGCAGAAGTTGAAGGAGCGCGTGGATGTGCAGCGAGAGCTGGTCGAGGTTGAGGAGAAAATCAAGGCGCTCGAAGATGAAAAGTCTGAGCTGCTGAAGAAGGAAAACCAACGCCGCGACGCTGAAATAAAGCGCATGGAAAAGGACGCCGAAGTTCGCGCGATGGCGGACATCCAGCCCGAAATCACCGGCAGCATCAACCAGTCGGCAGCAGAGAGTGCGCGGCTGGGCCGGATGGGGAATGCTCCGGCAGCCGCAGGTGGAGGCGGGCGCAGCTACACGTCGAGCGGCGGCGCAGAGGCGCCTGGCACGTTTGACGACCTGTTCGTGAAGTACGGCAAGCAGTACGGCGTGGACCCGCGCATCCTGAAGGCCATCGCCATGAAGGAGTCCAACATGCGCCCTGGCGCGGTGGGCGGCGTCAACCGCAACGGCACCCGGGACTACGGGTTGATGCAACACAACTCCGCCTTCCTGGCCGAGCGCGGGCTGACCGACGACTGGCGCAATCCCGAGCGGTCGATTGAAGAGGCTGCGAAGCTGCTCAAGAACAACATTCAGCGGACGGGCAGCGTGCGCTCCGGTGTTCGTGCCTACAACGGCTCGGGCCCCGCCGCCGAGGCCTATGCCGCCGATATCATGGCCCGCGTTGATGGAACCAAGATCGGGGAGGGGACTCCGCTGCCGCCTGGCGCTGGGTCGAGTCGCGGCGCCACCCCGTCTTACAACATCAGCGCCGACGACATCACTGTGCGCGTGGTGGATGCCAATGGACGGCCCATGGGGGCGCCCCAGCAGGTCCAGACCCGCGTCCAGTCAAACTGGCGGCCATCCATGGGATACTGACGGTCATGGCAACGCTTCAAGACGCAACCCCACGCTGCGCGGTCTGGCTTTTCAAAACCATCGACCGCCGGACCATTGATGGCAAATCCGGCGTGTCAACGCGGTACCAGGGCAAAGACCCCTACATTGATCTGACCCCATTTCTTGGGGATGGCTCATCCGTGCGGACAAGCAAGTCCGTGCGCGAGCCAGCAGGCGGCTGGTCCATCACCTTCATGGACGCAGCCCAGAAGGACTGGGTGTCAAACTTCACGCCGCCCGGCTTCCAGTCGTTGGAAACCGTCTACGGCCTCGTGGAGCCGATGGACGTGATCGAGATTCGCATGTGGAGCGGGGTTGGCTCCGCTCCGCCTGGCGGCAAGTACCCCATCGTCATGCGGGGCTTCGTGTCCGAGGTGCACCGCAGCCAGAGCATGAGCCAGGACGGAACGCCGCAGCGGCAAGTGGCCATCACCGGGCAGGACTACGGGAAAATCTGGCAGACGTTCCAGGTGCTGCACCTACCGTCTTATGTTGAGGGCAAAGCGTTGCTCACCAGCTTCAACCTGTCCGAGCTTTTCGGTGTCAGCGTGGTTGCGGCGCTGCCAGCTGGCGAGTTCATTCGGCAGATGGTCGAGAAGATCATCAATCCGCACCTGGCTGGGTTCCTGCCGGACACGCTGCCGTCCGACATTCCGAAGGAAATACAGACCGGCGACAGCATCTCGGTCAAGCACGGCTCGGTGAACCAGTCGTTCCAGTCCATGCAGGGGTCGCTCTACGAGATCATGCGGCTGCACGGCGATGTTGGTGTCTGGAACGAGCTTTACGTGGAGGACCGCGAGGACGGTGTGCACTGCGTGTACCGTGCCATCCCGGCGTTGCACCTCACAGCCCCGGATGGCTCCACCGACCGCAAGATTCAGGATGACGCGCCAGACCCCGTTTACGTACCGGTGCTGGATGAGCAGATCGTGAGCATGTCCGTGATGCGGACCGACGCCACGGTGGCCAACTTCTACTGGGTCAACAACAGCCGCTTCGACCTGATTGATGACATGCAGCGCAAGCTGTCGGCTATCGCTGAAAACAGCGAGACCGTCTCCACCCGCGAGTACCCAAACACCGCTGTGAAGTATTACGGCGTGCGGCCCATGTATGCCGAGACGCAGCAGGCCGGGGACGAGATCACCAACCAGCAAAGCGGGCAGCCCGAAAAGGAACAGGACGAGCGGTCCGTCAAGCAGGAGGCGTGGATCGAGCGCCGCCGCCGCCACATGGTGGAGATGAACCGGGACAACGTCGTGCTGGAGCGCGGTACCGCCCGCATCAAGGGCGGCCTCATGCGCCCAGATGGCGCCGAGATGTTGAAGGCTGGCGACTACGCCCGTTTCGTGCTCGGGCGCATGGTGTGGGACGCCTACATCGTCCAGGTGGACCATGAGTTCATTCCGTACCAGGGCTACGTGACCACGCTCACATTCGAGCGCGGGGAGGGCTTTGCCCTGCGCACATCCATGGAGGGCCTGTCGTCGTCTCCGTGGCTCGTGGAACAGTCCAGCCGCCAAGGGGTGCTGCCATGAACATGCGTCAAGGTATCGTGGTGGACGTTCACCCGGAGGATCACTCCGTCGATCTGGTCATGATGGACGACGGCTCCCGCATGATCGGCGTGCAGGTGCTCACGTCAAACGGCAGCGCCCGCTCGGGTTCGGTCAACATGCCGAGCGTGCCGGCGCGCAAGGACAAGTGGGATATCACCAAGCGAAACGGGCAGGACCAGATCGCCATCGTGGGGTTTATCCGCAACAACCCCGTGGTTGTGGGCTACCTGTTCCCGCAGATTTCCCAGATGACGTTCAAGGAGCAGGACCGCGCTTTCACGCGGCACACATCGGACGTTTATTCGACCGTGGACGCCAACGGCAACATGGAGCTGCACCACCCCAGCGGCGCATTCGTCCGGTTCGCCGAAAGCCTGGAGCACGAAGACCTGGGCGGCAAGAACGTGGACAAGAACCTGGCGCTCGACCGCAACACCGAGCGCAACATCGGCGTGCGCGTGTTCGTGCCTGGCGCCTTCGACCTGAGCCTGACACCAGACGGCGCGCTCAGTGTGACGGTGGCCAAGGGCGGGGCGCTTGAATTCGCCGAGGCGCTCACCATCAAGGCCCCATCAGTCACGCTCGACACGCCCAGCACCCACATCACCGGCCCAGTGGTGGTGGATGGCGATGTGACCATCGACGGCATCAGCTTCCTGGAGCACGTGCACAGCGGCATTCTGCGCGGCCCGGACAACACCGACCCACCCGTCGGCTGATCCGCCGTCGTCGTGACGCAAGAATGGCGGCATGATTGACCGCCCTGCGCCCACAGAACAGCGAGCCGGAGTTCGTCCGATTGCGTTCGCGCTGGACAACGTGGGCTCCGTTGGTCGCGCTGTCAGCCTCAACATTCGCCCGGAAGACCTGACCCGCAACGAGCCATCGCGCTCTGCCGTGCACCAGACGCTGGCGCATGGCGACATCAAGGGCTGGGTGGACAACTTTGGCGCCGGGATGCCTTCGGTCACGATCTCCGGGCACACCGGCTGGCGCCAGGCCCTTGGCACCGGCATGGACGGCGCGCAGGCGTTTGACGCCCTGAATCAGCTAGTGGTGCACGACTACCACAATGCCAAGCAGGCGGCGATTGATCGCGGGATGGACCCCGCCATGGTGAAGCTGTTGTTCATCGACACGCTGGACGGCTTCGCGTGGTCCGTGGTGCCCATGCAGTTCGTGCTGCGCCGCTCAAAGTCTCGGCCTCTGCTCTGGCAGTACAACATCACATTGCAGGCCGTCAGCACCTCGGTGGAGGCCTCCGTGAAACTTGGGCCAGGGTACGGGAGCCCGGCCAACGGCGTGGTCGCGCTTGATCGCACGGTCGGCCGCCTGGCGTCCTACCAGCCCAGCGTCAAGAGCTGGCTGGATGATGCGCTGGGTGCGCTCGACGGGGTGTTTGCGGGCGTCTCGGAGGCCATCACCGGATTCGTGTCCATGACAAACGGCGTGCTCAGTTCCGTGCTCAGCGTGCTGCGCGACGCAAAAAACCTGGCCACCGGTGTCGGCAACCGCCTGATCTCGGTCGCCAGCAGCCTGGCCAGTGTGGGGCTCAATGTGTTTCGCGTCGTGAGTTCGATTGCTGGCCTGCCTGGCGACATTCGCTCCAAAATTTCCAACGTGGCGGCGGCCTACAACGAGGCCTTGTGCATCTTCGCCAACAGCCTGCGGCCTCGCAAAGTCTACGAGCAGTACACGGGGCTCTACGGGGCATCGAACTGCTCCAGTACGACCGGTGGCCGCCCTTACAGCCCGTATGCCAACCTCAACGTCTTTGAGCTGATGACGCCCGAAAAGGGGCCCGTCTCGGTAAGCAGTGCGGCTCTGGGCGGCATCTCGACGCTGGTTGGCATGGACCCCGTGCTGGCTCCTGTGCCCATGCCTGAAATCGGGCGCCTCACCTCAATCATCTCTGGCGGTGTGGAGGTGGCGGCGTGAGCGAGTTTGAGCGCGGCGAGCCCAATTACCGCCTGGTGGAAACCCATCGCGGCGACGACCTGCAGTCCGTTGCCGCGCGAGAGCTGGGCGACGCAAACCGATGGGTGGAGCTGGTTTGGTTGAACAAGCTGGTGTGGCCCTACATCACCGACGACCCGCAGCGTGTCGCGCCGGGCGTGGTGCTCAGCGGGGCGGCCCTGAAGGTTCCGGCGCCGGTTGGGGTGTGGACCGACGATGCCGAGCGCGGGCAGGTCTACGAGCGGGATTGCGCCATGGTGGGGCGGCAGCTTCAGGACGACGGCGCGGGCGACATCATGGTGCGCGCCGGGCTGGACAACCTGCGGCAGCAGCTGGAGCACAGGCTCATCACGCCCACCGGGCAGGCCCGTCGGCACCCGGAGTACGGCTGCCGGGTTTGGCGGCTCCTGGGCTCCATGAACGGCCCCGTGGCGGGCCTGCTGGGTGCCCAGTACGTGAAGTCCGCGCTGGAGGCCGACTACAGGGTGGCGAGCGTCGATTCCTCGCGCGCCGATGTGCAGTTTGATGCCGTCAAGGTCACCGCTCGCGCGGTGGCGATTGAGGGTAGCTCCGTTGACCTCGTGGTCAGCGATTAAGGATTCCTGTGCCGTTCCAGCTGAAGGACTTTGTTTCGATTGTCGCCGCGCAGATCAACCACGCGCGCAGCGTCACCACCAAGATCACCGACTTCCAGCCGGGCTCTGTGGCGCGCACGCTCATGGAAGCCCCAGCCGTGGAAATGGAGGAGCTTTACCTCCAGATGTTCCTGGGGTTGCGCGACGCCATTCCGGTGGCCACGTTCCAGTCGTTCGGCTTCACCAAGCTACCGGCGGCGCGCGCCTCCGGGTTCGTCAGCATCTCCCGCCCGGCCCCCGTGGTGTCGCCGCTGGCCATCCCGATTGGCACGGTGTTCACCGCCGTGGATGGCCGCGTCTACGAGTCCACGGCAGCCGTCACCTGGGCAGCAAGCCAGACCGTGGTGCGCGTGCCCGTGTCGTTTGGCACACCCGGCCTGGTGGGCAACATCGCAGCCGGGCTCATCACGGTATCGTCGGCGTTCGGCGACGGCTACACCGTCAGCAATCCGGCGATCACCACCGGGCGCGACCCAGAGACCGACGCCGAGCGCGAGGCGCGGTTCGCCGAGTTTGTCGGCGCGCTGTCGCGCGGCACCGTGTATGCGTGCCTCTATGCCGCACGGTCGCCTGTGGTGCTGGATGCCGACGGCAACGTCTTCGAATACGTCACCCGCGCCGGGCTCGATGAGCAGCCTGGCCTGGTTCGGATTTACCTCTACACCAACCGTGGCGAGCCATCTTCAGAGATTTTGGAGGCCGCCCAAGCACTGCTCGAAGGCAGCCGCGACGACCAGCTGGGCGTCATCACGCCCGGGTACCGATCTGCCGGGGTCGAGATTCAGGTGCTCCCCATGGTGGAGCGTGCCGTGCCACTGGCCGTGCAGGTCGGCATGTTCGACGGCTACACGCTCAACAGCACCGTGGAGCAGCGCCTGGGGGACATCATGGCCGCAGAGCTTGCCGCCGTCCCGCCCGGGGCCACGCTGTACCTGGGCTCGCTGGTCGAGTCCATGCTGGCCGCGCCCGGCGTGGCGTCCATCGTGCCCGGCTCCACGGCCAACATCGTATGCGGCCCCAGTGAGGCGCTGGTGGCTGGCGCGCTGACTGTCACGGCGCTATGACCCAGACGGCGCTCCAGCGGCTGCTCAAATACCCGCATGCTGCGGTGTTTGACGCTGCGCCTGCGGCTGAGCTGGCGTTCCGGCTCAGTCACGCCGATGGCGCGTCCTGGGAAATTGCAGACCGCGTGCTCACGGCCACCGCTGGCATGCTGTCCGTCACCCACGACCTGCGGCAGTACACCGTGGGTGGGCTGGCCGCCGCGCTGGTTGCCGACGGGTTCACCGTCGAGTCGCTGTCCACGAAATTCTCCGGCCTGTCCGCCGTGGTGCTGGTGGAGGGCTCGGGCGACCAGGCGCAGTCCAATGGCGACCACATCACGGGCTTCACCTCCCTGCTGTGGGTGCTGCTGAGCGGCTACGCCGACGAGGTGCTGGGGGCCAAGGAGCAGGTGCGCCAGGCGCTGCTGCAAATGGTCATTGGCACCGCCGAAGGCGAATGGCTCGACCTCTGGGCTGCCCTGTACGGCGTGCCACGCCTGCCCGGCGAGGCGGATGCCGCTCTGCGCATACGCATCCCGCGCGAGGCCTTCCGCGCCCGCAACAACGCCCGCGCCATCGAGCTGGCCATCCTCGACGCCACCGGGTTTGATGTCCGCATCGAGGAGCCCTGGCGCGAGATTTTCCAGCTGGACAACTCCGAGCTGTCGGGGTCGGCCAAGTTTCAGGACGGCCAACGGGTAGGGCACCACCTGATCCAGCCCGTGGCGCGCTCCACGGTTGAATGGGATGCCGTGAATGCCGTCATCGAGCGCAACCGCGCCGCTGGCGTTATCAGCCTGCCACCGCTCATCACCCACACGTCAGGCGTGGACGGGTCTGCCGGTCACGTGGCCCGCCTGGGTGTGCTGCGGCAGAGGTCTGGTGTGGCGCTGATGGAAGGCGGCCAGACGCTGGACAACACCCTGGTGCTGAGCGACGGCACCGGCATCGTGCTCAATCACCCCGCGCTGTTCAACGTGCGCGAGGTCCGCCGGGGGCTCGCGCACGTGGTCGTGCCGTCCCAAGCCTGGGTGGACCTGCCGTGGGGCGCCGAGACGTGGGCTGGCTTCCAGTACATCGTCCGGGCCGCACTGCACGTCCGCGACTACCGCACCCACTACGCACGGGTGGAGTACCAGCAGAGCTGGGAGCGGCCATCCGCGTGGAGCGACATCGAGACCTGGGCGGCAATTGGCCCGGCGGTGCGCAGCGAGGTCACACGCCTGCTCACCCCCGAGGAGCTGCTGCTCACCGAGGCGTCCGAGTACCTCACAACCGAGAGCGACGAGCTGTTGGCCGCGCTTGTCTCGCCAGATACCGCTGTGGTCGCGGAGAGCGAGTTCTACATCCTGACCGAAAGCGGACGCCTGCTGGGGGCTGAAGAATGATCGCGGCCAGTTAAAAAAATGGAGTAACGCAATGTCAATCATCAAAATTTCGGAAATGACTCAGGCTTCAGAGCTGTCCTCGGCGGACGCTCTGCCGGTCGTCAACGCTGGCGCTACCAAGAAGACCTTGCTGGGTGGCTTGGCTGACTGGGTGGTTGGTACATACCCTGGTTACATCCCGTTGGGTTTGGGCGGCGTTCGCAGAAGCCTGCAGGAAAAGCTGCGCGAAATGGCCAGCAGCGTCAAAGACTATGGCGGATCAGGTAGCGGTAGCGGGGATGACTCGGATGCGTTTTTGGCTGCAGCAGAAAACGGCATTTACACTTTTGTTGGGCGCCCGGTGTCCAGCTATAAATTTGCCGCGCCAATTACCCCAAAAAAAGTGGCATTTTTTCTCGATCCCGCCGCTCGCTGGGAGGCTTTAACCGATTCTGGAAAATTGAGTATTTTGCGAGGCGGAAGGCCGAATTGGGCGGATGGGCAGAACATCTGGCGATTTGCCGACCGGGTGTTTATTGGGGATGCGGCAGCTAAGTTGTCTGGAGAAGACACCGCGAATGCGGGGACGAGCTGGTTTGCTGACGCCGGCATATCTGCGCACTACTTGGCTCGAAACGGCAAGGTTGTTGTTTCGAGCACCCCGGATTATGACGATGTGCCGTACATGTTCGTCGCAGGAGTTAGAACTTCAGACACGAACCAGGAAGCGATTGGCCTAGGTGTAAACGTAATCGCAAATCGACCAGGCTCTTACGCCTGGGGTTCTATTTTTGAGATGCAGCGGGAGATCAGTGATGCATCAGTCTACGGCATTGAGATCGGAGCCAAGAACAAAGGCAACAACGCAGTCCTGACGCCAAACGCGCAAGTTGTGGGCATGTACGGCTCTTGGTATGCAGCTGGTGGAGATGAGCGCTTTGCTGGATCGCCAACCGCACCGGCCACCGCTGCGATGGTCGTGCTTGCGGGGGAAAGCTCCGCGTTCAACACCTGGAACAGTGGCATCGTTTTTATGCGTAACTCTCTGACAAGCGGCGAAGCTATCGCTATGTCAAGTGAGGGCATCGGTGGTGCCCACGCAATCCGATGGTACAACGCGGCGGGCAACACAGCGTTTGAAATTGTTGGCGCCAACACATCCGCAATCAAGTGGGGAATGTTAGCAAACACTGCCGAAATGTCTTTGAGGCGCGGCGAGAACGCACTGTTTACGCTGACCAGTGACAGCGCCAGCACATGCGGCATCAACATCTACGGTGGCGGCCCCGGAAATGGGCCTGTGATTCTACCCCAGGGTGTGGATGCAAATATAGACCTCACTTTGCTGGGTAAAGGTAGCGGGTTGGTGCGTTTTGGTATTCATGCGGCCACGGTGGATTCTTTAATTACCGGGTTCATTGTCATAAAAGATTCTCTTGGTAATCAGAGAAAACTGGCAATCATTGATTGACGTGTGTGATAGGGCGTCTCGCTGTATTGCGTTGGTTCAAGTTGGCGACATCCACGTCTTCAGCGTGGTGAATCAGCGCAGCGGCGTGTCACCCAACCTCGTCGTGATGCAACACTAAAACCATGACCAAGAAAATAAAACCATGACCAAGAAAATCACCGAACTCGACCCCGCGCTCCCGCTTACCGGGGCTGAGATCGTCCCCCTGGTGCAGAACGTGGTGACGCGGCGCTCGCCGCTGTCGGCGTTGGCTGATTGGGTGTTGGGAACGTATCCTGGCTACCTCCCGGCAGGTGCGGGCGCTGTTCCTACGAGTGCTCAGGGCAAGATGCGGAGCGTTATCGCAACGCAGGACTACAGCACGCCCGAGGCCGCCCGTGTTGCGGCGACCGCATCCGCACCCGCCGGGTTTTGGGATGATGACCCAACGCCTGGGCGTCTTTTCCGCATGGGGCGCCGCGTGTTTGTTGACGACGCTGCCACGGAGGGGGCTGGAACAAAGGCTGGAGGCTCTCAAAAATCGTGGGTTGGGTACTCGGCCAATGGGTACATGACGTACTTTGAGACGCGTGGCAGTTTTGCCTCATTTTCGTCAATCGGCGGAATCGGTATTGCCGGGGCCTCTCGCACATCGGATGGACTGCCCGAGGAGCTCAACACCATAGGCGGGGCATTCTTCGCGAAGAATGACAACACGAATCCAGCTTTAGCAAAGTCGGCCTGGGCGATCTACGGACACGCCGCCCACGAGCAGTCGAACTTTTTTACAACGGCGATTGAGCTGGATGTGTGCAGCTTGCAGCCGGCGGTCGAGGTCAACCCGTACTTGACCGGGGCTAATGGCACAACTGCAACGGCTTGGTTTGGGGTTGGTGGAGAAACCGCCCAGGGCTTGCAGGCGAACGGCCAGGGCGCGCTGCTGCAAAACGTTTCTTGCTGCATCGGCATCATCAACTCTGAGTCTGCGGCAGCTGGCAATAGATATGCAAAGGGCATCGTATTTGGCGCCAATGCGATTGCCGGGACTGATGGCATCACTGGATTAGGCATTGCCATGGAGATGGCGAAGGGCCATGTCATCCAGTGGAAAACTGGGGCTTACCTGGGCGCAGCAATCCGCTCGGATGTAAACGCAGCCAACGCCCATCAGCAGATCGTTTTCGCTAACCATGAGACCCAGCTTATCTCAAATGGCGGGCTTACGCTTCGCGTCGAAGACGCTAGCTTTGGGTCGCCTGTAAACCACATCCGGGCAATTGCATTCGGGGTTGGGGGCAACCCACACTTGATTGCTGATGGCGCAGATACCGACATTGACCTTGTTCTGCGAGGCAAGGGTGGGGGTGGCGTTGTTCTGTCCGCCGGGAGCACAGCTCAACAAATTCGGATCAATACCACTGGCATCGGCTTTTTCGGCGCGACTCCCGTTTCCAAGCCTACAATCACGGGGTCACGAGGTGGTAACGCTGCGCTGTCTGACCTGCTTGCCGCGCTCGCAGACATGGGCCTCATCAACAACGGCACAACCGGCTAACCTCGTCGTGATGCAACACTAAAAATTAATAGTACACTATCAAAGTATCAATTTACAACGCATGAGGAAAGAAATGAACATTACATTCACGCAGGACCAACTCGCAATCATTGATAAGGCGTTGCAGCAACTGCCTTATCACCTTGCAGCGCCATTGTTTGCCCACATCAACTCAGAGATTGGCAAATCTAGCCAGTCTCCGCATGCGGAGACTGCTAAGGCGCGGGTCATGACAAATCAAGATGTGATCTGTCCAAAAACACATCAGCAAAACGGTGAGTAAATGCACCACGTCCCGCTCGCCATCTTTATCCAGCTCTGCACAGCCCCAGTCTTCGGATGGTGGGTTGGAGCAGCTGCGGGGGCTTGGTACTTCGTGGGGCGCGAATACGCCCAGGCCGAGTACCGTTTGATTGAGCACTACTACGGTGGCAAGCGGTCCAGCATGCCCGCGTTCGCGCCGCTTCGACAGGCTAGGGCCTGGAACCAAAAGGCCATCCTCGATTGGGCCTTGCCTGCTGTGGCCACCCTAGCGGTCGCCGGATTGCTGGACGCCTCCGGGCTGGTGTAATCGGCCGCGTGATCTCAGACCGACGCGGCTCGTCGTGACGCGACAATGGCCCCAGGAAATTTGGAGCACCGATGTCTATCCTTGTTGACGCTGGCCGCGTATCTATCGCCGAGTCCATCGCCCTGCGCGCCATACACCTGGCTTGGGGTAGCGGCGATGGCGCGTGGGTCACACCACCCGCCGAATCCCTGGTTGCAACAGCCCTGCAGGCTGAGATCGGGCGTCGGACCGCTACCGAGGTTGCCTTCGTGGTGCCTGACGCTGGCGGCAACATTGTGCTGCCAAACGACGCAACATTCAGCCGGTCGGTGACACCTACCAACCACCTCTACATCCGCACAGCCTTCGACTTCGAGGACGGCCTGTCCGAGGTCATCCGTGAAATCGCGGTTTTCGTGGGCACCGTCACGGTGGGTGGCCTGCCACCTGGGCAGGAGTATTTCACCCCCGCCCAGGTTTCCAGCCCCGGCCGCATGCTGTCCCTGGAGAACATCGGGCCCATCTACCGCTCACCGGCCATCCGCGAGAGCTTTGAAGTTGTGATCACTTTCTGAGGATGACTATGGCCACGATGCCGAGCCAGTATTACAGCCGGTTTGACCCGGCCGACAACTACGACGAGCACCTGTTCATTGCTGGCAGGGCCCTTCAGTCCGCAGAGCTGAACGAGGTGCAGAAGACGGCCGCGTACCGCACCAAGGGGCTGGCCGATGCCATCTTCAAGGACGGCGACATCATCCGCGATGCCGGTGTTGTGGTGGACGAGATCACCGGTGCCGTGCAGTGCGCGTCCGGTGCCGTCTACATCCGTGGGGCCGTGCGTGGCGTGCCCCCGGCGGCCTTCACCGTGCCCACCACAGGCACGATTGCCATCGGCGTCCGGCTGACCGAGAGCGTTGTCACATCGCTCCAAGACCCAGACCTGCGTGACCCTGCAACTGGAACGCGCAACTACAACTCGCCGGGTGCCGAGCGCCTGCGCGTGGATGCCGCCTGGGGCTGGTCGGGCGACGGCGTGACCACGGGGGAGTTCTACCCCGTCTACGAGGTGTCCAACGGCTTCGCGCAGTCCAAAGAGCCGCCGCCCAATCTGGACGGCGTGAACCAGGCGCTGGCCCGCTACGACCGTGACAGCGCGGGCGGCGCTTATGTGGTGTCTGGCTTCAACTTGAAGGCGCTGCCCGATGTCGGTGGCAATCAGGTTTACTCGCTGTCCGAGGGCCGGGCGCGCGTGTTCGGCTTCAGTGTGGAGCACCCCACCGGGCGACGCCTGACGCTGGCTTCCGACCCGGACCTGAAGCTGATCACCAACGAGCCGCACCTATCCACGGGCACCGCTGCGCAGCGCGTCAACTTCGACCGCGCGCCGGGCACCGCTGTTACCGCCGTTTCGATCACAGCCGAGAAGACGGTGACGCTCACGCACGGCGTGTTCACCGGCGCTCAGGACCAGCTCCCCGACACGTCGGTGCTCCAGATCATGGAGGTGTCCCAGGGTGCCACGATTTACACCCAGGGCACGGACTACGTCCTGACCGCTGGCAAGGTGGACTGGACGCCGCCTGGCGCAGAGCCCGCCCCCGGCAGCACGTACTCGTGCACCTACCGCTACATCACCCTGGTGACGCCCACGCTGGTCGATGAAACGGGCCTCACGGTCACCGGCGCCGTCACCGGCACCCTGATCCTGCTGACCTACAGCCAGATGCTGCCACGCTACGACAAGCTGTGCCTGGACCAGTCCGGCGCGATTGTGTGGCTGCACGGCGTGTCGTCGGACGCCAATCCGCAATTCCCCACTGTTCCCGGCGACCTGCTGTCCATTTCCACGGTCTATCAGACCTGGACTTCTGCGCGCCGCGTCATCAATGACGGCGTGCGCGTGGTGCCCATGCCCACGCTGGCCGCGATTGATGGCCGCATGGACCTGCTGGCCCAGCTGATCGCACAGCAGCGCCTGGAGTCGAGCATCCACACCCGCGAGGGTGGCACGAAGAAAGGGCTGTTCGTTGACCCGTTCCTAGATGACAGCCAGCGCGACGCCGGGACTGTGCAGTCTGCCGCGATTGTTAGCGGATTGCTCATGCTGCCCATCACTGGCGTGGTGTTGCAGATGTCCGCCGATGTGGCGACGCCCACGACGCTGACATACACCGACGTGATCACCTTGGAGCAGTCCCTGCGAACGGGCTCCATGAAGATCAACCCGTATCTGTCGTTTGCCCCGGTGCCCGCGCAGGTCACGCTGACGCCATCGGTTGACCGCTGGACGGTGGTTCAGTCCGACTGGGCTGGGCCTCTGACGCAGCGCTTCACTTTCGGCTGGGGAGATCAGTCCGACACGTCGTCCAGCACGCGTACCGCCCTGATTAACACGTCTTTCAGCGCGGTGGAGACGCTGCGCCAGACGACGGTGTCGTACAGCGTGTCTGGCTTCGGCGGCGGCGAGGTGCTCCAGTCGCTGACGTTTGACGGCTTGAGCCTGCCCACTGGCGGCGCTGTGGCCAACGGCGGCGGCGTGGTCACTGGCACATTCACGGTGCCCAGCGGCGTGCCGTCGGGCAGCAAGTCGGTTGTCTTCACGGGTGCCGGTGGAAGCTCGGGAAGCGCGGTGTATTCAGGCCAGGGCACGCTGGAACGTCAGACTTGGCAGAGCCAGACGACGATCAACGAGCGCCGCTGGCAGTCGCCGCCACCCCCGGCTCCCGCTGTGGTGTTTGAAGGCGGCGGCAGCGACCCCCTGGCTCAAACCTTCACCCTCGTGTCCGGCACCCAGGCGACGGCGGTGGACCTCTGGTTCACGGCTGCGCCAACCACGCCCGTGCGGCTCCAGGTGCGGGCCACCGATACAGGGCTGCCTAACCAGACCGTGATCGCCAACGTGGTGATTCCGAGTGGCTCCATCGTCACCAACGGAAGCCACACGCGGGTGGTGTTCCCATCTCCTGTCACGCTGCTGGGCGGCGTCGAATACGCCCTGGTGGTGCTGTGCGACGACGATGTGGGTGCCTTGTCCGTGGCTGAGCTGGGCAAGTTCGACAGCAACGCGCAGCGCTGGATCACCAGCCAGCCGTACACCGTGGGTGTGCTGCTGTCGTCCAGCAACGCCAGCACTTGGACGCCGCACCAAGACCGCGACATGGCGTTTCGCCTGCTCTCGGCGGCCTTCACCCAGACCACCCGCACTGTGGCGCTGGGCTCCGCAAACGTCACGGCGGCGACCGACCTGTTGCTCATGTCCTACGCAGAGACGCCAGCCAGCGCCACCGGCGTGGAGTACCTGTTGACCCTGCCCGATGCGTCCACCGTGTCGGCATCGGATGGTCAGTCGATCCGGTTGCCATCTGCAGTCACGGGTACAGTGGCCGTGTCCGCGAAGATCAACGGCACCGCCGATTGGTCGGCTGTGCTGCACCCCGGCACCCAGCTTGTGGCCGGCCAGGTCGCGGCCACCGGCGACTACGTGACCCGCGCCATCCCTGGCGGGGCCAGCGTTGCCGTGAAGATCATCTACGAGGCCATCATCCCGAGCGGTGCCACCGTCCAGGCTTACTGGAAGGGCATCGACGGCGGCGACGTGTGGGCCGAAATCACCAGCCCCACCACCCGCAACGTGGACGACGGCTTCGTGGAGTTTGTTCACTCGGCCACCGGCATCAACGAGACAGCGGTGCAGATCAAGCTGGTGCTGTCCGGCGGCACGGCCTTCCGGCCTGTTGTGCGCGACCTGCGGGTGTTTGTCCTGTAACCCGGAGCCCTGAATGCCCATCATCAATGACCGAACCCCGCACTACAACCTGGCGCTGCCCAACCAGAGCAACGTCCTGAAGGATGACGTGGCGCGGCTGCGCGAGGCCCTGACCAGCGTGGACTCGGCCCTCAACGCTCAAGACCAGACGCTGGCGATCAAGGCCGACCTGGTGGGCGGCAAGGTGCCTTCGGCCCAGTTACCCTCGTTTGTGGACGATGTGATTGAGGTCGCCGACTTTGCCTCGCTGCCCGGGACAGGTGAGTCCGGCAAGGTTTACATCACGTTGAACGACAACGCCCAGTATCGCTGGGGGGGTTCGGCCTACGTGGAGATCGTCGGCTCGCCCGGCTCCACGGATGAAGTCACCGAAGGCTCGACAAACCTCTACTTCACGAACGCCCGCGCCAAGGCTGCGGTCGGCGCCCTGTTCTCCGATGAGATCGTGGTGCCAAGCACTGAGGGGCAGACGCTGTTCACGATCACCGGTGGGTACACCGTTGGCAAAATTGACGTGTACCTGAATGGCTCCATGCTTTTCGGCGAAGGCGACGATTTCACGGCGAGCAGCGGCGTGTCGGTTGTTTTGACCGTCGGAGCCGCGACAACGGACAAGCTGCGCTTCCGTCGCTGGCTGTACTGATTTTTGCGCGGTGTCTGACCGCTTCATTGGAGTTTTATGAGCCTTGCCGTCAAAATTGCCCAGCTCTCCGGCCTGCAAAACTACCTCTCCCAGCTGCTGAGCGTTGGGGCTGCGCCATTCGTGGCGCGCAGCGGTCAGGTGGTGCAGTCGGTGTTCCAGTCGAATACCGACAACACCGTGATCTCGGCCACGATACCCGCCGATTCGACCATCCCGCAAAACACCGAAGGCACCCAGGTGCTGACGGCGACCATCACTCCAACCTCTGCCGGCAGTCTGCTGGATGTTGAGGCCGTGGTGCACGGCTCTGAGCTGACCAACGTGGGCGACTCTATCCTGGCCGCGCTGTTCCGCGACTCTGGGGCTGACGCCGTGGCGGCCAGCTTCGTGGGTGGCATGAACGGCGGCGGGAACCACCTCACCAGCGGCTCTGCGTTGATCCGCTACCGGGTTGTGGCTGGCTCCACTGCGGCCACCACGTTCAACGTCCGGGTGGGCACAACACTGGGGCCATGACTCTCAACAAGACCCACCAGGACATCAACCTCGGCGGCCTCATCGCGTCCACGCTGACCGTGCGCGAAATCTCGGCCTGACACCCGGTCGTCGTGACGCCAGAATCTGCCCAGTCACACCCAAACGATCCGAAAAATGGCAGAACCAACTTCCACCAGCGGCGTCACGCTCATTGTCTTGCTGACCGCCTTTCTCGGGCCCCTTGCTGGCCCCTACGCGGTCATCGTCATGGGCTCCCTGCTGGGCGCGATGTGGCCTCTGTCAACGATGCACGGCACCACCAAGATTGGCGGTGCCTTTTTCCTTTTCAGGATCATCACTGCCGCACTGATCCTGACCATCCCGACCGCCTGGCACCTTGAGACCAGTTACGGCTTCCCGGCGATCCACGGCATGGCCGTGGTGGCGTTTGCGATTGGAGCGATGGGCAACGGTTGGACGACGGTGCTCAACGCGCTGAAGCAAGGGCTGGCCGCACTGGCTCGCGGTATTGGCGGCGCATCTTCCGGGGACCAGAAATGAGCCTCACAGACCTCCACATCGCCCTGTCATTGGCCCTGCTTTACTCCCAGTTTTGCAGGGCGGTGAAGACGGACGGCAGCACCAAGCTGCCGATTCTCCTGGCCTTCTACTTGCTCACGGCGGCGGTGGTCTTTTCGCTTTTCGCCCCCCTCGTCGTCCCGGATTGGCGGGCGACACCTGACTCGATCTTCATGCTGTTTGCGATCCTCGCTCTGCAGGCCGTGACGGCATTCCACTGGCGCCACGGCGTGCCGTTTGCCTTCCGCGAGAACCCCGATGACGATTTCCAAGACTCCCGCCCAGTGGACTGAAATTCTCACGCGCTGCGGCGTCAAGCGCGCCACGGCAACCCGCTGGGCCCCCGTATTCTCTGCCGTCATCACAGACGGCTCTTTCAGCGCTGGCGCGTCCGAGCTGGGCGACTTCCTGGGTCAGGTGCTCCACGAGTCCGGCATGCTGGAGCGCGTCGAGGAAGGCCTCACGTACACCAGCGCCGACCGCCTGTGCAAAGTGTGGCCGCGCCGGTTCCGCACGCCGGCCGACGCGGCTCCCTACGTGCGCAACCCCGAGGGCCTGGCGAACTACGTCTACAGCGGCCGCATGGGCAACATGCAGCATGGCGACGGCTTCCGCTTCCGGGGTCGCGGTCTGCTCCAGGTCACCGGCCGGGACAACTACACCGCCGTGGGCCGCGCCATTGGTGTGGACCTGACGGGCAACCCCGACCTCCTGGCGCAGCCTGAGTGCGCGCTGCGCGCATCCGTGGCGTGGTGGGAGGGCAACCTGCCGGACTCCATCATGGACAACATCGTGAAGGTCACGCGCCGCGTGAATGGCGGCACGGTGGGTATTGAGCACCGCGCCGAGGTGACGCTGGCCGCCGACCGAGCGCTGGCGTGATCCCGTTCCAGTCGCACCTGGTTGTCGCCGCTGTGGCGGCTGCTGTGGCATTTGGCGCGGGCTGGAAGGCTCAGGGCTGGCGACGCGATTCTGCCGAGCTGGAGCGGCGCGAGGATGCTGCCGAGCTGGTGCGCCTGCGTGCCCGCAAGGCCGACACGGCGGCGGCCACCCATGAAGTTTTCAAGGAGCGCGAGCGTGTCGTGTACCAAGTCATCACCGAGACGGTGGACCGGATTGTGGAGCGGCCTGTTTACCGCAATGTCTGCCTCGATCCTGATGGGCTGCGCGTCCTCTCCGATGCCATCCACGGAGGCCACAACGATTCCGGCAAGCCTTCGCCAGCCGTGCCCTGATCTCGGTGAGCCCGTGGACGGGACTGCTGGCGCCGTGCTGCGCTGGGGTGTGAACACGGCGCGGATGTACCGCGACTGCCAGGACCGCCACCGGCAGGTCGTGGAGGCTCTCAGCGCGCCAGCCGGGCAGTAACGATCTCGCGTGCCGACTGGCACGACGTGCACAGCCTCCAGCCGTTGGCTCGGCGCACGGGGTGCACGGCTCCGTCGCACTGATCGCATTCCTCGGGGCCATACCCGGCGTCGCCTGGAGCGTATGTTGGGCGCTCTGGCCGTGGTGCGTTCCTGGCCGCCCATTCCTTGGCTTCGTAGTCTTGGGCGTTGTCTTCAAGGCTCATTCTGTTCTCGACGTGATAGCGGCCCCGGATTGGGGCCGCTGGTATTGTGGCATCACGCCGTGGCCCATGCCTTCGTTATCACGTCGCCGATTTTGGCCGCTGTGGCGGCCGCGTCGCCGGTCAGGCCGTGCAGGTATCGCTCGGTGGTGCTGAGCTGGCTGTGGCCCAGCATGGTGGCCACCTGCTTCTGGCTGGCGCCGGCCATGTGTGCCAGTGACCCGGCGCTGTGGCGCAGGTCGTGGAGGCGCAGTTCGATGGGCAGGCCTGCGGCTTCCTTCACGGCCTTCCACACCTTGTACGGGGTCTGGAGCGGCTTGCCGACGCGCCGCCCGGGGATGAGCCATTCGCCGCCGTTGGCCATGAGCGCCTTGGCGATCTGGATGGCTGCTGGCGACATGGCGATCTTGCGCTGGCCGACCTTGGAGTCGGGCAGGAGCAGGAGTCCGCGTTCCAGGTCGATCCACTCGCAGCGGGCCAGCATGACTTCGCTCTTGCGGCAGCCGGTGAGCATGAGCAGGCGGATGAAGGACGCGAACTCGGGGCGCAGGGTGCCGCTGCCCACCATGTCGGTCATGGTCTTGTCGAGCGTGCCGATTTCGGCGGGGCTGAGGATCAGCTCTTTTTCGGCGATCTTGTACTTTTTGATGCGGCGGCAGGGGTTGCTGTTGGCGTCTCGCCAGCCCCAGTCTTCGGCGAGGTTGAAGGACTTGCTGAGCAGGGCCACCACCTGGTTGGCTGCGGCTTGTTTGTCGGTCATCTTGCCCATGAGGCTGAGCACGTCGGCTTTGGTGATGGCGCGCACCTTTTTGCTGCCCATGGCTGGCAGGATGTGGAGGCGCCAGTTGTTGGCGTCGCTGCGCACGCTGGCGTCCTTCTTGAAGGGCTCGGCGTGTTCCTTCATGTAGCGGGCCGACATTTCGGCGACCGTTGGCGCGGCTTTGGCGTCGCGCTGGTCCTGCTTGGGGTCTTTGCCTTCGGCTACGGCGGCGAAGACCTTGCGCGCCAGGTCGCGGGCTTTGTCCGGTGGCATGTCGCAGGTGCGGGCGATCTTTTGCTTGCGCTGGGTGCCGTCCTGGGTGCGGTAGCGGGCGATGTAGGTCTTGTTGCCGCTGGGTTGGCAGCGCACCCCAAAGCCGGGGAGCTCGGAGCACCAGACCCACTGCTCGGTGGCGGCGGGCTTCAGGTTGTCGATGGTGGTCTTGGTGAGTTTTGGCATGTTGTCCTCTTGCGCCCTTTTCTCCCGGCTTGCGCCGCGCTCCAGAAGTTGGGGCGCTGGTAGGGCGCAAATCGCCGGGATGTGCGGGGAATTTATGGGGGTTTTCGGGAAGTGTGGATTCGGGTAATCGGTTGAAATTGCGCGGTTTTCGGCATCTCCGTGTATTTGCGGGATGCTTGATTTTCACCACTCTTAATCAGCGGGTCGTAGGTTCGAGCCCTACAGCGCCCACCATCAAAGCCCTTGAAAACCAAGCACTTACGAGTATGCCACAAAATTATTGAGGCGCAAGCTCAGGAGTAAGGGCGCAACTAGGGCGCAGGCCCCACCACCCCCCGCCACGGCAGGTTCTGGTGGCTGGCGTCGTTGATGTTGTCCGCCAGCACGCGCTGCCCGGTGCGCCCGCACGTGTACCAGTACGGCGTGCCCTGGACGTACCACACACCCGGGTACAGGATGCTTCGGCGGTCACGCACCGGCTCCCATAGGTCGAGGCTGATTCGCCGGTCTTCCCGGTTCTGGTACGGCACCTGGCGGTGGTCGCGCTCGTACCAGCCGCGCCTGGCTGGAACCTGATCCGGCCGGTACCACCCGGTGCGCTTCACGCCCACCCCATCACCAGCCTGACGGCGTACTTGATGCGCTCCCACAGCGAGGCGCTGCGGATGTCCGGCGGCGGCGATCCCGTCTTCGGCATGGGCGACCAGGCGGAGAAATACTGCCCCGGCTCGCCATACCAGCTGCCGGTGACGCAGATTCCGCCGATGGTCAGCAGCAGCACCTTGGAGCCTCGATGCGGGCACCGCCCGTGGCGCCAGAAGACCTGGCCGGGTTCGGCGGCGATGTGGGTTTTGTGTTGGGGGGTCATGGCTTGGGCCTCTCGCCATCGTATGGCGTGTACTCGAATTCTCCGCCATCGGCATCGTCCAGGAGCCACTGGAGGCACTCGGGGTGCATCTTGCTGGTAAACCAGACATTCTCCACGCTGGACCAGCGTTTGTAGGCGTCGCCCGCGTTAATTGACTCGCCGCAATTAGTGCAGCGGTGCTCCTTGCGGGCGACCAGTGTTTGTATTGGGGTGTAGTAGCTCATACCACCACCGTCACCCTTTCCGCCGCCCGGGTCACGGCAATTTTTTTGTAAAACGCCCCAACCGTCACGATGTCGTCAGGTCTAAAGTTGCGCCGAATGTCGTTTGCAAGCCATGAAACAACAATCACGTTGCTTGGTGTGTAGCCGAGCTCGGGAATTATTCTGTCGAGGCTTGGAGAGTTGTGGCGATTCTGCAAATCGCTAAATTGAATTGGTATACCAAGGACGGGGCAAAGCGCCGGTATCTTAATGTCAGATGGCTTTAAGTTGAATGGTATTTTCATCTTCTTTGCGCGATGCCTCGCCATTGAGAGCATCTGATTTATCCTGTCTTCAGGCTCCAGCTTCTTCCATCTCTCAGACCTGCATTGCTTGCACTCGCGTGTGAGTTGGTTAGACGCTTTTGACAAGATGTTGAATTCTGACTTTTGCTTCATGCTGCCGCATGTGGTGCAACACCTGATGTTCTGGTCTGCTTTCTCGGCATCGTGAGCGCCAGGAGGCAGTGGGCGCCCACGCTTTTGCGCCAGTGAGGATTCGTCTGGTGCAGCGGCGTCAAGCTCTGGAAACCGAACGCATGACGCGACGTTTCCTTTTTTCTCGCCAAGTGATTTTGCTCCGCGATTTTTAGCGGTCGCGTTGTGCAGCGCGTAGGCAATGCACCACCTTCCATCCATCAAAGTGACATGGTATGCGACAGGTCTAACGTGCAAACAACTCATACACCTCCCGAGAATGAACCGGGGCCCGAAGGCCCCGTTTTTTTATTGAACCGCGTCCTTGAGGGATGACGCTACTTTGAACTTCACCCCGGTCGACGCCTTGATGGTGATGCTCTCGCCGGTCTTCACGTTGCGCCCAGGGCGCTCGGGGCGCGCCGTGGTGCTGAGCTTGCCGATGCCAGGGAGAGAGATCTCCTGGCCTTCTGCCAGCTGCTCACTGGTGACGGCGGCCAATGCATCCAGGCACTCGTGCGCCTTGACGTTGGTGATGCCTACTTTTTCTGCGATGGCCTTAGCCAGTTCTGCTTTTTTCATCATGCTGTGTTACCTCTTGAGTATTCGCTGGTGGATTTGACTGTGTTGCGCTGTTCCCATTCCACCAGCTTCTCTGATGGGTACAGCACGCGGCCTCCAATTTTTGAATATGGCGGGCCGGAGCCCAGGTTTCGCCAGTTGGCCAGCGTTCTCACGCTGATCTTGCCGTCGTAGCGATCTGAGACTTCCTGCGCGCTCAGAAATCGTGCGGTGCTCATTAGAAGACGTCAGCTCCATCGTCTGCGGGGGATGCGGTGGGCTCCTGTACCTCTGCCTGGGCTGGCTGTTCTTTCACCGGATTGCTCGGTTTTGTCACAGCCTTGCTTTCTTGCTGCGCTGCAGCGGGGGCGGGTTCGGGCTTCGCTGCGGCTGCCTTTCGTGGCGCGGCGGCTGCCGTGGCCTTGATCGCCTCGGCGGTGTTGGCCACGGCCTCGGCGGCTTCCTGCTGGCCGAAGAACTCGGATGCTGGGGTGCCTTCCTTCAGGCTGTTGAAAACCCCCATCAGGTCCACCAGCTCGTCAGCCAGCACATCGTCCAGTTTGTGGCCGAGGTGGCGCTCCAAGTGCTCTGTGGTCACGCCGAACCGGGCGAATGCCTGGGTCATTTTGCGAACCCGCACACTGATCGGCTCGTCGTTGTTGCCGGCCAGTGTCTTGCGGCATTCCTCGATGGCGCTCTCCACCATCCATTTTGGCATCAAGGCCAGCATCAGGCCGCGCACCTGCTTGCTCGCCACGTTGCTGATCTTGTCGTCGATTTCCTTGCTGTCGCGCATCTTCTTGGGGCCGTCGCGCGTGTCGATGACGTGCTCGACCGTGATCTGCCGGATGCGGCGGTTGTTCTTCTCCATGTCCCAGGCGTAAACCTCCACCTCGGACTTTCCGGCGCTTCGTGACAGCTCGCGGTGCCCATAACTGAAGTTCCCGTAGCAGCGGGCGATTTCTTCAGCCAGCCGAATGCTGGGGCCTGTTACCTTCCCGCCGCCGCGAGGGACGCTGTAAAACGCGACCGCTGCGAATGCGGGCATTTTGCAGGACTCCATCAGCTCCGCGTAGGACGCGCTGTTGTCGCGGGGAAATTTCTTTGCCAGCACGAGCTGGCCCTGGGCTTCCGCGACCGCGCGCTCCTGTTCCACGCTTACGGCGCCGGCGTTCACGCTGGCTGCCAGCGCGCGGCCCTGCGCGAACGGTGCAGACTGGTGCTGCTGGGTGACGAGTTCTTGACTCATGGTTTCTTTCGTAGTTGCGGGGTGTGATCAGGCGTGGGCGCGGTGTAGGCGCACGGAGGTCATTGCAGGCCCTGCAGGTGAATGCCGGACTGCATCGTGGCCGGTGAACCTTTGAGGCCGTTGGCGATAGCTGTGATCGCCTCGGCGTTAGCTTTGACGGCTGCAGCCAGTGCTTCGACTGCGGCGCGTGTGTGCTCGTTGGCGGCGCTCGTGTTCACGATGCTGCAATTTTGGATCGTCGGGCCTTGGATCGTCGGGCCTGGTGCGCTTGCGGGCTCTGTGGTTGCTTTGGGTTTTGCGCTCGCGGGCGCTTTGGTTGATTTGGGTTTCATGAATTCTCCTGGTTGAAGCCCCCGATGGGGCGGTTGTGATGCACTAATTTTAACGCAATTTCCCGCGATTACTTGGTTTCTACCGCAAATTCTTTGCCGGTGACCCGCGTGATGAAGACCTGGATGCCGCTTTCTTCTGCGTTGCGCTCCAGTTCCTTCAGGTGCTCGTCGTCCAGCAGCTCGCAGCCGTCGAGGCACACCGCCTTCAGTTCGCCCGCGCGCAGCTTGGCGATCTCGAAGGCGATGCCGACGCGCTGGGCTGTGTTCAGGCGGTCGAATGGCACGCCCTTGCGGTAGACCTCGCCGTCGATCACTTCCAGGTCGGGGATGGGCAGGTTGGCCAGCAGCTCGGCCTTGTAGGCGTCGATGTCGTCCAGCGCCTTGGTCTGGCGCGCGGCGTCGGCTTGCAGCTCGGCCAGCTCGGTGGTCATCATGGCGATGGTGTCGGCGGTGGCCTTGCGCTTGGCGGCGGCGTCGCGGTTGGCGGCGATGGCTGCAATGGCGGCTTCCAGCGGGTTGGCCGTTTCGTGGTACGTCTGACCGGCCTTGCTGCGCACGCGCCCGGCCTTGGCCTCTGTGTCGGCCAGCGTGGTGCGCTCGGCGTCGATGGCTGCGGCCAGCTCCGCTTGGATGGCGTCGATCTTGGCGCGGGCCTCATCTTTCAAGGCCTGGGTACGCGCCACGCTCTCGGCGCGGATGGTGGAGAGCTTGGTGTCGATGCGCTGCTGCTCGGTGTCGAGCGTGACTCGCGCCTGCTCCAGTTGGGCGCGCAGGCTGTCTTCGTCGCCCTCGACGCCACCTGGCGCGTCGGGCATGGCGATGCGCAGCTGGTTGATCGTCGCGTCCTTCTCCTTCACCGCCCGGTTGGTGCCCGTGCGGTCATCAAAGACCTGCTTTCGCACGTGGTCGATGATGGCCAGGGCGTGGGCGCCTGCCGTGGGGGTGACGGGCAGGCCGGAGGCCTGGGACAGCCTGGCGGCGTCCAGCTCGATGGGCATGCTCTCCAGCAGCACCTGCACGCGGTCCTTGGGGCGGGCGGTCAGGAACTCGACCGGGTTCACGCTCAGCGCGTCGGTGAGCGCCTTGATGGCGTCGCCCGGCTTCGTGACCTTCTTGCCGTCGCGCACCACATCGCGGGTCGTGCGGCTGGCGGTGACGCGCTGCTGGATTTCGGTGCCGTCGTCCAGCACGAGCACTACCTCGCCCTTGTCGGCCCCCTTGCGCAGCAGCGTGGCGTCGTGGCCTTGCCCTGTGGCGGCCTTGATGGCTTCGAGCACGCTGGTCTTGCCCTGGCCGTTGGGCCCGGTGATCTGCGTGAAGCCCTCGGGGCTGAATTCGAGGTGGTCGATGCCGAGGATGTTGGAGATTTTGACGAATGAGATTTTCATGGTGGTCGTTTTCGTGAGGTGAGAAATCAGAGCTTGCTCCAGCCCGGCAGGGCCAGCGGCATCGGCTGCATGCCGTAATCGGGCCATTCGCCCGACCGCCTGCACTCCACGATGCGCAGGAAGTCCCGGCGCGCGGCGATCTCTGCGCGGGCCAGCGTGTCGTCGTCCATGAAGTAGATGCCGACCGCGTAGGGTGGCTTCTTCTCGACCGCGAGAAACACCCAGGTGTTCGGGTGCTCCCCAAACGCGGCATCCAGCACGCCGTTGTACCAGGCTGTCTGGATGGGGTACCGGAAGTTCGCCGCCGACTTGCCGAACCCGTTGGGGCTGGCGTCCTCGGTCGTCTTCACGTCCACGATCATCGCGCCGCTGTCGTGCATGTAGTCGGTGCGGCACTTGATGAGTTCGCCCGTCTCGCGGTCGATGGCGTAGAACGATTGTTCTGCACGCCCGCCCTGGAGCAGGCCTGCGGCCACCGGGTGGGCGTGCACGGCATCGCGGATGGCCAGGCAGGTGGCGAAGTCTTCGGGGGCGAGGACGATCTTGCCTTTGTTCGCCTGCTGGAATGCCTCGTACTCGGCCTTGCCCACCTTGGTGCGGCGGTCGAAGTCCGGCGATTCGATGATCTCCGTGGTGAAAAGGTCGGGCTCCAGGATGGCCGAGTGCACCGCTGTACCCATGATCATGGCGGCGGTGGGCTCTTGGCGCTCGCGGTTAGGCGCCAAGTATTTCCACCAGTAATGGCGGGGAGACCCGGACGCTATCGTGTCCAGGTGGCTCTTGCTGATCGACTCCGTGTGGGAGTGGTATTCGTCATTGGTTTCGATCACGAGACCGAGTTTCTTTGGTTCTGTAGTCATGCTGGTGCTCAAATCAGGTGCGTGGTCTTGCTGTGCTTGCTTCTGTTGTCGATCTTCCAGAGCGGTCGCAGGTTGGTGAAGTGGTTGAGGGCTTCGGCTTCCTCCTTGGTTTTTGCTGTTGAGATCGGGACGATGTGGTCGATTTCCCAAGCTCTCATGTTGTGCCATCCCATACCGGGCAAGAATTGACGCTGGATGTGCCCTCTAAATTCAGCCAGGGAGCAACCCAGAAGGGCCTCTGTCTTGTTGGCCTTTCTGAATCCAGTCCTCATCAACGCTGATCGGACCATCTGTCGAGCGCGGTGGTTAAAGGCAAAAACTGGGTCGCTTGCACGTCGTTGACGCAGCCTATCTCGAAATGCCTCTGGGTTGGATGCGTACTTGGCATTCATGTACTGACGAGATTGTTCGCGCTGCTTTTCGATGTGGCGTTGATAGCTTTGCCGAACCCTGCGCCTGACCAGTTCGGGATTGAGTGCGCGCTCTTGTGCGGCCTTCGCCCTGTTGCATTCTTTGCATGAGTGATCGCTGACAAGTCGTTCGGAGATGTGTCCTCGAATACATGCCACCCCCGTGAAAAAGTGCCTCGCGCCAAGTGCGATGGCCTCCTGGCGCGACAGCAGATTTTTCCCGGCCGCTATTGCTGCGGACGCGGCCGCCTCCAGCCTGGCCGCCAACCTCGGATCGGCGGCCCGCTGCACCTTGGCTTTCTCCCTGTGGCACTGGACGCATCGCGTGTTGGTCACGAGTCGCTCGGCGACATGCCCCCTCATGCACGGCACGCCGGTGAAGTAGCGCTTGTACCCGGCAGCGCCCGCTTCCTCTCTGGCGATAACTCCTGATGTCTGCTGCGCTGCTTGGATCATGAATCACCTTTCTCAAAAATTTTGAAACAAACCGTCAGTAACCTGCAATGTAAAAACCCCGGAATTACCGGAATTTCCCGCTGCGTCACGGCTTTATTGTAAAACATTTTTGCGGGATGCAGCGTTTTTAATGTAAACTCCGCCATCTTTTCAACGGAGTACCTATGTCCACTTTCGCCGCAGAGCTGCAGAGCCGCCTGCAATCCATCGAAGCCCGCGCCAAGGCGACGGGCAGCAATCTCACGCAAATCTGCAAGAAGACCGGCATCGCCCGCGCCACGGTCGAACGCTGGCGCTACCGCGCTCCCCAGTCTGTGTCGAAGGTTGACGAGCTGGAGGCCGAGGTGGTGCGCCTGGAGGCCGAAAAGGCTGCGGCCGCTGCGGGCTCCTGATGGACCGCACGTACCTGGCTGGCCCGATGTCCGGTTTGCCAGCCTTTAACTACCCGGCTTTCCACGCGGCGGCGGCTCGCCTTCGAGCAACCGGTGCGCACGTGGAAAACCCAGCCGAGAACCCGGTGCCTGCCTGTGGCACCTGGGCTGCGTACATGAGGATGGCTCTGGCCCAGCTGGTGACGTGCGACACCATCGCCCTGTTGCCTGGCTGGTCGGCATCGCGTGGCGCGACTCTGGAGCACAAGGTAGCCGTCGAGTTGGGGATGCGCGTCATCATCCTGGACGGGGCCGAGCAGCCGTCCTGATCTTCCACTCTTTTTGAACGCGGACTTTTACTGATGCCGCGCTTTACTTCATGAACGCTCCCCATCAACCCGGGCGCCTGGCTGCCGCCATCAATGCAGCCGCTCCAAGGCCCGCGCCTGCTGCTCGACCAGCCGCGCCTGCGCCGACTGTGAGCCTGCGCGATTACCAGCACGACTTCGTGGACAAGGTCCGCATCGAGTACCGCAACGGGCATAAGGCCGTCCTGCTGGTGGCTGCAACCGGTGCCGGCAAAACGGTCGTGTTCAGCTACATCGCCAAGTCGGCCGCCGCTAAAGGCTCTCGCGTGCTCATCCTGGCGCACCGCGACCAGCTCATCAAACAGGCCAGCCGCAAGCTGGACGACAACGGCGTGCAGCACGGCATCATCATGGCCGGGTTCACCCCCAACCCTCGCCGCCTGGTGCAAGTGGCCAGCGTGCAGACGCTGGTGCGCCGCATCGACAAAATGAAGGCGGTGGGCGTGGGCTTCGACCTGATCGTCATCGATGAGTGCCACCTCAGCGCCGCCAAGTCCTACATGGACATCCTGGCCGCGTGGCCCCAGGCCCGCGTGCTGGGTGTGACCGGCTCCCCGGTGCGCCTGGACGGCAAGGGCCTGGGTCGCCACGCTGGCGGCTGCTTTGACACCATGGTGCAGGGTATCAGCATCAAGGAGTTGATAGCCAACGGCTATCTTGTGAAGCCCGCCGTGTTCGCCTCCAAGCAGCAAATCGACCTGTCTGGCGTGAAGAAGGTGGGCGGCGACTACGACGCCGACGCCATGGCCGACCTGATGGACAAGCCCGTCATCACCGGGAGCGCCATCGCTGAATACAAGAAAATCTGCCCCGGTGTTCCAGCTGTGGCCTGGTGCACCAACGTGGCCCACGCCCGGCACGTCGCAGAGGAGTTCAACGCCGCCGGTATCCCGGCGCTGGCGCTGTCGGGCGAGAACACCAGCGAGGAACGCGACCGCGCGCTCCAGATGCTGTCCGACGGCCGTCTGAAGCTGATCACGTTCGCCATGCTCCTAGTGGAAGGCGTGGACTGCCCGGCCATCGGCGCCGTCATCCTGCTGCGGCTCACCATGAGCCTGTCGTCCTACCTGCAAACCATCGGGCGCGGACTGCGCCCCATCTTCGCGCCCGGCATGCCGCTGGACACTGCGGAGCAGCGCTTTGCGGCCATCGACGCCGGCCCCAAGGGGCGCAAGTGCTTTGTCATCGACCACTGCGGGCTCTGGCAGAAGCACGGCTTCGCCGACGCCGAGCGCGAGTGGGACTTGGACGGCATCAAAAAGAAGAAGGGCAAGAAGAAGGACGACGAGCCCAAGATCGACCTCACGCAGTGCCCCCAGTGCTACTCGGTTTTCGACCCCAAGGACCGGCCCGCTGGCCAGGAGCACGTCTGCCCCAATTGCGGGCACGCCATCCCAGGGCGCGTCCGCAAGGGCCCCGAGCACGTGGACGGCGAGCTGGCCGAGATCACCCCGGAAATGGAGGAAGCGTTGAAGCGACAGAAGAAGGTCGAGGTGGCGGGGGCGAAAACGCTGGAGGAGCTGGAGAAGATCGCGGCCCAGCGTGGTTATTCCCGGGGGTGGGCGCAACACTTGTGGAACGCGCGGCAGCGCAAGAATTCGGGCAAATCACGGGCCTTCTAACCGTGAGTTTTTGAAAGGGTATTCGTTATGGCTGATTTGAATTTGGTTTGCGTCATCGGACGCCTGGGGCGTGATCCCGAGGTGCGCCGCATGCCCAACGGCGACGCGGCGGTGAACATCTCGCTGGCGGTGGGCAAAAAGTGGAAGGACAAGGCCACCGGTGAAATGAAGGAGCAGACCACCTGGGTGCCGTTCTCGTTCTTTGGGAAGACCGCCGAGCTGATTGGCCAGTACGCCAAGAAGGGCTCGCAGATGCGGGCGAACGGCGAGTTCTCGGTGCGCAAGTACACCGACAAGGACGGGGCCGAGAAGTACGTCACCGAGGTGCGGGGCCAGGACTTCCAGTTGCTGGGGGCAAAGCCTGAAGGCGGCGCACCAGCTCCTGCTCCCGCGCCAGCGCGTGCACCGGCTGCCGCGCCTGCTGGTGGTGGGTATGGCGCAATGGATGACGACATCCCATTCGCTCCGATGCGGGGGCCTTGGTGAAAGCGTGCTTCAAGTGTGGTGTTTGCCAGCCGCTGTCGGAGTTCTACCGGCACAAAATGATGGCGGATGGACACCTCAACAAATGCAAGGCGTGCACAAAGCGCGACATGCTTGAGCATCGTCGCGCCAACGGCGACGCGATACGCGCTTATGACCGTGAGCGGTCAAAACTCCCGCACCGTGTCCACCTCGGCCATGAGAGAACGGCGGAATACCGGCGTCGGTTTCCTGATCGCTACAAAGCAAACGGCGCAGTGGCCGCCGCCTTGAAGACCGGCAGGCTGGCAAAGCAGCCTTGCGCGTGCTGTGGCGCTGCGGACGTTGAGGCGCACCACCCTGACTACTCCCGCCCCCTTGATGTGATCTGGCTTTGTCCACCTCACCACAGAGAGATTCACTTGGCTTACCCCGATGACCACTACCATGACGTCCACAACCCAAAGCAAAAACCAGGCTGGCGCACGTAAACACGCCCACTACTTCCGCTCGGTAGCCCACCTGAGCGAGATTGACATCTACCGCATGCTGGACCTGTTCGGCGTCACCGACCAGGCCCTGGGGCACGCCATCAAGAAGCTGGTCGCCCCTGGTGGCCGTGGCGCTGGCAAGGACTTCAGGCGCGACGTGCAGGAAGCCATCGACACGCTGACGCGTCGGCTGGAAATGCTGGACGAGGATGCCGCTGCCGACGCCGTGGTCATCCCGCCGCCGCCTGAGTACGACCCGGACAGCGTGGCGTTTGCTGGGGCGGTGGTGGATACTACTGGCTGGTGGATCAAGTGGAGTGGTGGGACGGCCCCCGTTGGCCCCAGCGTGGTCGTTGAGTGCCAGCGCCGTGGCAAGATTCCCCGCATGGGGCGCGCCTCGATTTTCATCTGGGAGCATCGAGGCCTCCCCAGCGACGTGATCGCCTACCGCGTGGTGCCCCGCTGATGGCTACCGAGTCCACCGTCATGCGCCAGGTGTGGCTGGCCCTCGGGCCGGTCAGTCGCCTGTTCAGGTTGAATACTGGCAAGGGCTGGGTGTGTCATGGCGAGGTCAGGCGGCTTAACGACGGCTCCGTTGTTCTGCCGCCTGGCAGTCGCCCTGTGGCTTTGGGTCTTGCGCTTCCGACTGGTGACCCGCTCCAAGGGGCGCCCGACCTCATAGGCTGGACCCCTGTGGTCATCACCCCAGACATGGTGGGCCGAACCATCCCCGTCTTCACTGGCGTGGAGTGCAAGGCCAGCGGCGGCGGTCGCAAACGCGACGCGCAGATCAACTTCGTGCAGCAGATGCACCGCGCTGGCGGGATCGCTGGGTTTGCCAGCTCGCCCGAGCAGGCTGTTGAAATTATTGCAGCATGGCGGCGTGGGAGCGCCCCCGATCCGCTGTAAGATGCAGCCTTCACACGAATTCCCGGCTTCACGTCAGCGACTCGGTCGCCGTGTGGCCACAATCGTTTTTGGGCTACGCCGGTTAGCTACCGGCTGAAAAGGCGCGCGCAGTCCTCCCCCTGTGCGCGCCGCCCACCTTTACTTGTCGGGGAGGATTCCGTGGGGAGTGCGGTTTGTCTTCATCTTTCTTCAGGGGCGTCTATGCATGACGCCACCAGCATTGAGCGTGTCCGGTCTGCGCTGAGCTACCTCAACCCGGCGAGCCGTGAGGTTTGGGTTCGCGCCGCGACCTGCATCAAGAGCGAGTTTCCCGACGAGGGCTTTGAAATTTGGGACCAGTGGGGCTCCCAGTGCGACAGCTACAGCGCTGGCGCGGCCAAGTCGGTGTGGAAGTCGATCAAGACGGCGGGCAAGCTGACCATTGCCAGCCTGTTCTACGACGCCAAGTCGGCGGGCTGGGTGGACGCTGGCACCCACAAGAAGCGCTCCAAGGCCGAGATCGACGCCGACCGCGCTCGGGCTGCTGAGCGTGCCGCCCAGGCCGCCGCTGAAGAGGCGGCGCTCCATGAAGAGCGCGCCGTGCGTGCCCAGCAAATCTGGGACGCGGCTTCGCCTGGCGGCGCCCATCCCTACCTCGCCCGCAAGGGCGTTTCGTCCTACGGCTTGCGTGTGGGCACCTGGGAGCGCGTGGACCCCGACACCGGCGAGGTGTTCGTGGTCACGCAGCAGTCTCTGCTCATCCCGATCAAGGACAACAAGGGCAAGCTCTGGAGCCTTCAGGGCATCGACCCAGAGGAAGGTGGCAAGAAGCGCTTTTTCAAAGACGGGGCCAAGTCGGGCAACTTCTTCCCAATCGGCAAGCCCCGGCAGCACGACGGCCGGGTGGTCTACGTGCTGGGCGAGGGCTACGCCACGTGTGCCAGCGTGCACGCGGCCACCGGCCACCTGGTGCTGGTGTGCTTCGACACCTCGAACCTGTTGCGCGTGGCCGAGAAGCTGCGCGCGGCCAAGCCCGACGCCATCATCCTGTTCGCTGCCGACAACGACACCCAGACGGCGGGCAACCCTGGCGTGACCGCTGCGCGCAAGGCGGCCGATGCCGTCGGCGGCCTGGTGGCCGTGCCGCCTCCTGGCGACTTCAACGACTTGCAGCAGTCCGAGGGGCTGGAGGCCGTGGCCGGCGTCATTGATGCCGCGCTGGCTCCTGCGCCTGCGCCGGTGCCGCCTGATGATTTGCCGCCTTGGGAGGGGGAGCCCGCCTCGCCCGATGAGCCCCCACCGGAAGGCCAGCCTTCAATCCCGGCGCTGGATGGCGAAGACGAGGCGCTTCTCGACCACGGGCACTTTGCCATCCTGGGCTACGACGGCGACTACTACTATTTTTTCCACCGCGCCAAGCGGATGGTGCTCCACCGCTCGCGGCAGGACTTCAGCGACATGGGGTTGGCGGAGCTGGCCCCCACGAACTGGTGGGAGATGCATTTCCCGGGCGACAAAGGCGGCGTCAACCGCGTGCAGGCCTTCGAGTGGATCATGGCAATTGCTCACAAGCGTGGCGTGTACGACCCCCGGAATGTACGCGGCCGTGGCGCCTGGCGCGACAATGGCCGGGCGGTCTTCCACCACGGCGACTACCTGTCCGTCGATGGCGTGCGGACGGACATAACCGATATCGAGTCGCGCTGGGTCTATCCCATGTCGCGGACCATGACGCCGCCTGCCGAGACGCCGCTGTCCGACGAGGATGGCCAGCACATGCTCGAAGTGGCGAAGATGGCGCGCTGGACGCGGCCCGGCTCCGCTGCGCTGCTGGCGGGCTGGGTGTTCCTGAGCCCGATTGGTGGCGCGCTGAATTGGCGGCCCCACGTCTGGATCACTGGCGCGGCCGGGTCCGGCAAGTCCACAATCCAGAGTGACTACGTTCAGGCGCTGCTGTCTGGCATCTCGGAGCCGTTCCAGGGCGATTCCACCGAGCCCGGCATCCGGCAAACCCTGCGGGCGGACGCTGTTCCCGCGCTGATTGACGAGTTCGAGCCCAACGACGAGGGCGACCGCAAACGCATGAAGTCCATCATGATGCTGATGCGCCAGTCGTCATCCGAAGGCGCGCACCAGACGGCCAAGGGCACGGTTTCTGGCGACTCCATGCGGTTCCACATCCGGTCGATGTTTTGCGTGGCCTCGATCAACACCATGCTCGACAAGGACTCGGACCAGTCTCGCATCACGCCCTTGGTGCTGAGGCCTGCGGCCAAGTCGGGCGCGTCGGACGACCAGTGGCAAAAGCTGGAGGAGTCGCTCCACAAGATCAAGCGCGACGGCACCTGGCCTGCCCGCATCCTGGCTCGCGGCCTCTGGCTGCTGCCCACTGTCATCGCCAACGTCGAGGTGTTCTGCCGGGTCGCTGCCGCTCGGTTTGGGACGCAGCGCCAGGGTGACCAGTACGGCACGCTGCTGGCCGGTACGTGGTGCCTGACGTCCAGCAAGGTGGCAAGCGAAGCCGAGGCGCTGGCCATGATCAACAGCTACGACTGGACGGACCACACCGACGTGTCCGGCGGGCCTGGCGATCCAGAGAAGGCCCTGGCTGCCATCATGGAGGCCAAGATTCGCGTGGCGAACTCCGACGTGACCGTGCACGAGATTCTGTCCGAGGCGGTTGGCCGCCAGGTCAGCTCGACCTCGATTGGCGGCCCACTTTGCATGGATATCCTGCGCCGAAACGGGATGATGATCGAGGACAAGGCCATCCTGTTCGGCGTGCGCTCGACCAACCTGAATGCGCTGGTGAAGGACACGGCCTACGTGACAGACCTTCGCGGCCAGCTGTCACGCCTGCCTGGCGCGACCAACTACGGGAACCGGACGCGGAAGTACGCGGGCACCAACAGCAAGGTCATCACCGTTCCGCTGTCCCTGGTCCTGGACGACGACGAGCCCCCAATCTGACCAGCTGCCCAAACGACAAAACCGCCATCTGGCGGTTTTTTTGTGCCCAGGCCACCCTGGTGTCAGGAGTTGTTCGCGGCCTCGACGGCAGCCCGCCTGCGGGCCCTCAGTGCCTGCTGCTTCTGTGCGCCTGTCTTGCACTCGCGCGGCATGTCCAAGCCCATGCCGAGGGCGTAGTGGGCGATGGCGTCGCGGCCCATGCTGTCCTTCGTCCAGCCGGTGATGTGCACCACCTCCTGCTTTTGCATCGCCTTGACGTAATGACGGGCCGTCCAAACGTGGAGGCCCGTGATCTCGCAGAGCTGGTGCAGGGTCTTGGGGCCGTCATACAAGGCCCGGACCATCATTGCGAACGAAAGCGCGTTTACCCGGACTTGTGCCATCAGGCTTTGACCTCGCGCTCGGTGGTGGTCGTGTTCACCTGCTTTGGCGGCTCAACGATTTCCAGCCAGCACTCCAAAAAGTCAGCCTCGGTGCCCGCCCCGTAGTAGGTCTGGAGCGCGTGCCCGCTGGCCGCTCGGCAGCGCCAGACGTTCTCCTGCTCCACGCCCGCCTTCTCATCGTGCATGAAGACGGTGATGACCTCTTTGCCCTGGTTGGGCCCCTGGCCCTCGCCGTTGAAGGCCATGCGGCCGCCGATGACGCGGCAGCGTTGGCCTGGGTGGGTTGGCGGGTTCACAGGGCCACCTCCAGCTTGATGAACGGCTGCGGCTCGTAGCCCTCGATGTCGAAGTCGCCGGGCTTGTAGCCGTCGATGTCGGTGTTGTCGGCTTTGAACACCAGGCTGGCGCTGTCTGGCTGGTACTGGCGGCCCAGCATTTCCTCCAGGGCACCGACGTGGTTCAGGTAGACGTGGGCGTCGCCGTAGGCAAACTTCATGTGCCGGGGCTTCAGGCCAGCGGCGCGGGCGTACAGGTGCTGGAGCAGGGCGTACTGGGCGATGTTGAAGGGTGCACCCAGACCCAAGTCCCAGCTGCGCTGGTGCACGATCATGTCCAGCCAGCCGTTTGCGACGTAGCACTGGTGGGCCCAGTGGCAGGGTGGCAGGGCCATGTCGTTCAGGTCGGCCACGTTCCACGCTGTGACGATGTGCCGGCGGCTGGTGGGGTTGTTGCGCAGGCCTTCGATCATGGCTTTGATCTGGTCGTGCCATGGGCCTTCGTTGGCTGGCCAGCTGCGCCACTGCACGCCGTAAACCGGCCCAAGGTACCCGTCGTCGTCCGTCCACGCATCCCACAACTTGCAGTCGTTGGCGCGCAGCCAGTCGGTGTTGTCCTCGCCGCGCAGGAACCACAGCATTTCCAGAAACGCCGTGCGCCAGCGCGTTTCCTTCGCCTGCACCAGCGGGAAGCGCTCGCGCAGGTCGAACTCAAGCATGCCGCCGAAGACGCTCAGCGTGCCCACGCCCGTGCGGTCGGTGCGCATCTCGCCGTTGTCGATCACGTGTTTCACGAGGTCGGTGTATTGCTTCACAGCTCACCGCCTTCCGTGTCGTCGGCGGGCAGGTGCTGGACGGTGGGGGCGCGGCGGATGGGCTCCGCCAGCTGGCGGATGGGCCACACCTCGATCACGTCGCGCATGTTGCCCATGGCCAGTGGGTGGTTGGGGACGCGGGTGATGGTGACGTTCATTCCCAGCTCGGCGGCCCGCATCAGCAGCAGCTCGGCCAGCTGCATGACGGTTTCCTGGTTGGTCATGCCTCACCGCCTTCCTCGGCACCTTCGGGCGCCTTGTAGGCAAACATGGCGCAGAGGTCGTTCATCACCGCGACGACGTTGGTCATCTCCCACGCGGCTTCGTGCTCCCAGTCGTTGCCCACCGGGTTTTCCTCGCGCGGGATGTCGATGCCGCGCAGGTGGAAGTCGGAGGTCAAGCGGAAGGTGCAGCAGCCGTGGGCCAGGCGGATCGACGTGACGCTGTACCCGCGCTTGATGGCTTCGATCAGGGCGTCCGTGGCGGCAGCCAGCGTGTCGGCCTTGACGGTCAGCTTGTGGCGCGCGGCGTTGGCCATGGCCACTTCGCCGGTTGGGCTGAATTCACCGAAGGCATCCATGTCGCCTTCGAGCTGGTCGCCTTCCGCGTCAACGCGGGGCAGCCATTCGGTCAGGCGGGTGGTGAGGCCCAGCTTGACGCTGCTGACGTTGATCGTCTCGGTCTTCATGCTGCCGATGGCTCCCACCAGCGCCGTGGTGACCAGATCGGCCATGCGCTGGCTGGCTGTGGCCACCACCAAGAACCGGGACTCGGTGTCATAGAAAATGTTTATCACCGCCGTGGTGACGATAGCTTTTGCACAAAACTCGGAGCGCACCACGTCCTTGATGTCGGCGCGCTCCAGCTTGCTCAGGCGCTTCTGGCCGGTTTGCTCCAGGCGCAGGGCGACGCGCTTGTTCACCTCGGCGTTGATTGCGCTGGCGGGCATCACCTTGGTGTCCACGCGCAGGCTGAAGGCCATGCCGCCCAGGTAGGCGCCGACGAGGGTGCATCCCTGGCCGAATGGCGGCACAAAGCCGTGGCTCTGTGTCTGGTTGCTGAGTGGCTCTGAAAACGAGCGCTCGGACAGGTGGTTGTGGAGTGCGACTAGATCGGTCGGGATGTCGGCGCGGTAGACGTGGGCGTTTTTGATCATGATGCTTGGGTGGTGGAACGGCTGATGAATGCGGTCAGGCGGGTGATGCGGGCGGAGTGGTAGGCCGCCATCTTTTGCGCGTACTCGGCTGCGCTCTCGGCGGCGAGCAGTTCGCGTCGCGCTTCTTCGAGTTCGCGTTTGGCCAGCAATTCGGCGCTTGGGCGCTTGAAGTGTTCGAGGATGTTCATGGTCTTGAAATGAAAAAAAGGGGCAATTCCCGGCCCCTATTCTACTGCAACAATTTTATTGCTGTGCGTGTTTTTGTATGAATTTGATCAGGTTTTGCGCTTCTTCTTCTGTCAGCCCGATCCGGTTGCCTATCTTCTCAATGATCAGGCAGCCGTCGCTGAAATAGCCGAACCGGACGCATGACTCTTTGATGGGTTCTGGCGCGGGGATGGCGGTGATGGTGGATATCGGAATTCCGATGTACGTGTCCGGGGCCGGGGGTGGATCGGCGGGCGGGGTCGGCTTGGCCTCGCGCGGCGTCAGTGCACGCGGCTTGCGCAGGTCAAACGGCGACGCGGGCTTGGCGGGGGTCTTTGGCACGGGGTGCAGCGGTTCGTCGGGCGTGTGATCTGGCGGCAGCGGTGTGGGCTTGCCGCTTCCAAGCGACCAGACGTGGATGCCGTCTTCGCGCTTGCGCATGATCAACGCGCCATGCTTGCGGGGCGAGGCCAGGCATGCCGCCATTTGCTTGGTGTCTTGGCCGACGATCTCAGCCAGCACTGCAGTGGCCAGTTCGGTGTCTGGCGACAGTCTTTTCAGGTGCTCGATGACGCGGTTGGGGATGGTGCCGGGCTGGGGAACGTAGGGTTTCATGGTGGTCAGGTTTTGTGAAGTGGAGCCAGCCCACAGTATCCACTACGTGGCTGGTGACTGCGGTCGATGCCGTCCTGGGGGTGGGGTGGTTGCGCCCACCGCCACATGGCGCAGCGGTCGGCCCTGCATTTTTCGCTTGAGCCTCGTCCGACAACCATGGGGCACCACAAGGCGCGGGCTTCTTCGGGTGTGTGCATGGTCACTCCTGGAAGGTCAGACGCACGGCGATGGCGAGCAGCAGCACCGCAGAGATGTCGCTGCCGTCCATTGTTGCGTAGCCGGTGATGAATCCTGAAAACAGGTGTTTGGCGAGCATCAGCGCGCCGATGCAGGTGATGGTGGTGGCAATGATTTTCATGATGGTCAGTAGTGGTGGTGAAGTTGTTGCTGGATTCGGATCGCGTCGCGCTGCTGCTCGCAGGCGATCTGGAGCTGGCGGCGCGCGCGCCAGATGCGGCGGGCGACTTCGGGGCTGGGTTCGTGTCGGTTGTTGTACGTGACGGAGATGCTGTGCTGGCAGCCGCCGACCACGCGGGTCAGTAGCCAGGTGGTGATGGGGCCGACTGTGGCGCGGTGGTTGGTCATGACTGCGCAACGTGAAAGTGCGAACGAATGATGTTCGCTATCGCGTCTGGCCCCGGTTTGGATGGCTCACCATGTCCACCAGTCCACGCGAATGCATCTTCGACCGCTTTGATACATGCTTCGACCGCTGTGTCCTTCAGCCGTGGCGGCGGTGTTTGCGCTGTGGGTGCGGCGGTGTAGAGTTCAGTTCCTTTTTTCAAATCATCGAAAAGCTGCACCAATGAACCATTCGGGCACTCTCCGATGTATTTCGCTACAGGCTCCACCCCCGGCTTCAGCGCAGCCTCAATTGCCGTGCGCAGTGCCTTGCGATGGTCGCCATCGTCATACGCTGCAATCAATCGGCTTGTCTGGCTTGCGTGCCACGCTTTTGCGTACTCATCGGCCAGCGCCATCAGGGTTTCAATTTGTTTGGTCATGGTTCTGGCCCCGTGCGACCGGGGCGGCGGGTTAAAACGGTGCCTTGCCCGGGTACGGCTGGGGCGGTAGTGGTGGGATCGGCCGGCCCTTCCATGTGGGAAACGGCCAGCCGGGTGGTGGGGCGGTCAACGACGCAGCTCCGGTGGCGCTGGGTATGTCATGACCGTGTTGGTTCGGAGCATGCTTCCGTTCGCGCCCATGAAGGTGTGCCACGCGACGTACACGTTGTCGTTCCAGACGTACCAGCAGCCGTAGCCGCCGCCGCCGTTGTGTCGGCTTTCGATGAACGTGGCTTCCCGTCCGCCTTTTTGGCACGCCTTGGGCTCCAGAATGAGTTTGCCCTCGTGTGTGTCGATGTGGATGTTGCGGTCCTGGGCGTGCGCTGTCGCGCTGACGAGGATGGCTGCGATGATGGTGAGGTGCTTGAGTTTCATGGTTGATGTGCCCGGTTGGCTCCGGGCGGGTTGCGTTACTTGGTGGTCTTGCCCAGTGCTGCCAACAGGTTGGCGGCCTGCGTGGTGTCGGTCACCGGCGCGTCGAGTTGCTCCAGTGCTGCGGCGTGCTTCTTCGCGGCGTCCAGCTGCTTCTGGAGGTCGGCGATCTTCGCCTCGGCCAGTTCCATGCCTTTCGCCAGCATGCGGGCGGCGGTGGCGTACTGGCGCTTTCGGTCGCGCATCTTCTTGAAGCCCTGGGGCCCGCGCTCGGCGAGTTCGGCGTCGGTGAGCCCGGCGCAGGCGGCGAGGGCGAGGGTGGTACGGTCGGTCATGGTGCGCTTTCGTTGTTTGTTTTTGGTCAGGGGCCGTGGCCCCGAATGGCTGGGTGTTATCAGGCGGCCAACAATGCTTTTGCGGTTTGGCGCTCAAGGAACGCGAACAACTTGCCGTTGTTGCAGCGGTCGCAGCGCAGTTCACGGGCCGTCGCGGAGAACTCGCTGTAATGGACGGTGGTGTGCTCGCCGCTACGAATAAGGCCGGCGCCGCTGCGGCCGCCTTGGCAGGTTGGGCCGTAGTGCTTAGTGTCTTGAAGGTGGTATTTGCGGGTCATGCTGCTCTCCTTGTTGCGATGCCTCTATTCTACTGCAACAATTTTGCTGCATCCACCGTTTTACTTGATAAATTTGCAGCCTGGCCACGTTTTGTTTGCCTCGTACTTCGCGGCGTTCAAGTTGTGGAAGCGCTCGATGCGCCCGGCGTCGTACTTCAGCACCCATGGTTCGGCTGGTGTGTACCCGTCATCCCCTGCGTTCTGGCGGTGGATGGCTGCGACGGTCTTCTTTTGGTGCGTGATGGTGATCATGATGATGCGGGTGTGATGGCCACGTCCTTGCGCTGGACCATGGCGACGGGGGCTGAAAACCGGGCGTCTCCCTGTGTGGGGAAGAAGGCATCCATGAAGGCCTGCGCTTCTTCGCGGTTGGCGGTGATGACGATGCACTCGACGCCACCGGCAATCATCACGCCGGTCGCGTGGCCGATGTAGGCGTTGCACTCGTGGAGCGTGGTGACGCGGGCTTTCTCGATGCGCGTCACGTCGCGGGTGGGGGCGGTCATTGGCGCACCTCGGCGAGGGCGTTGGCCATGCGGGCTTCGGGTGTCGTGGCGTCCCAGTCGGCGACCTCGGCGACGGCCTTGTCGGCGAATGCATCGATGACGCTCTCGGCTCGCGCGCTGCTGTAACCGCCGCCGGGTTGGATCAGGCGGGTGACCATGATGTACGGGTGCCGCGTCTTCAGCGCCCGGTACCGCATGGCATCCTGGTGGAGCGCGTCGAGCTGGTCGGCGAGGGTGGTGGCGCGCACGCCCTCGGAGAGCGCGATGGTGCGCGTGGCATCGAGTTCGGCTTGGAGGCGCTGGAATGCGCGCACGACGGGTGGGGCTTGGAAGCCTGGGGGGATGGTGTTCACGCCGCCACCCCGCGACCGAGTTGCGCCATGGTGCGCAGGCGACCGGCGGGGATGGGCTCGACCCATGCGCGGTATTCGCCCTGGCTGACGATGTCGCTGATCACCTTGTGGCCGTTGGTGCGGGCCCAGTCGCGGGCTTCTTGTTCGGCCAGGGAGATGGTGACGCGGTCGAGGCCTGTGGACGCGGTCACAACCTGGATGCTGTGCAGGCGCTTGCCGCGCGTGCTGATGATGTGGGCTTGGAGGTTCATGGTGTTGTTCCCTTGGTGGTTGTTGATGCGCTGATTGTGCCGCAAAATTATTGCGGCGTGTATTCATGACCAATTTTTGTGGTTACTCACCGCGCGCCCAGCCCGGCAAACGGGTTTCCCGTGAGTTCTCTCCAGCATCGGTGTTGCCGGATTGACGCGACTTTGCTGGGGTGAATGCTGTATTGCTCTGCGATTTTCTTGTGCGTATCGCTGCTGGCGCGAATGGCGCGGGCGTCATCAATGGTCAGCTTGGCTTGATGGCCAGCTCGCTTGGTGGCCGCGATCTTGGCGATGCGGGCGGGATCGCTCAGCTTCCCGAGTTCGCCTTGGCGCTTCATGACCTGGCGGTGCGTGCGTGTGACGACGTGGTCTGGGTTGACGCACTTAGTGTTCTCACAAGTCGTCACCGCCTTGTCTTTTGGGCCTATCTGGCGGCCTAACAGTGATACCACAAGCCGTCGCACCAGTACGGTTTTGCCGTCGTGGCGCACCGTCGGGTGGCCTGTGGCGGTGGTGCAGCCTTGCCACTCCCAGCAGTCGCCTTCTTCGACGCAGCGCTGGTGGATGGATTCGATGGTGTGGAGTTTCATGGTTCCAGCCTGGATTCTGCTGCGACCTGGCCCACGATGTCGTTGGCCGTTTCCTGTCCGCTGAAGATGCGGCCGCTGCTGTGCCAGCACTCGCGCTGGCCGGTGGAATACGTGCCGCGCTTCCAGTGGTAGTCGCTCACGTTGTCAACCGTGACCGCCTCGCCTGCGCGGGTGATGTACTGGCCCGGGGTGGTGATGACGACGGGGTGGCTGAGCAGGTAGGCGGCGTAGGGGATGTGGCGGCTCATGTCCGCTCCCGGTAAGTGGTGAAACGCTTGGCGGTGCCCTCTGCCTCGATGCGCTGCCACACCGCGTCTTTCTCGGCTTCGCTGAGGGCCACCCAGTTGGCCACCTCCTGGATGGTGCGGCCGCAGCCTGAGCAGTGGGTGGGTTGGTAGAGCGTGTCGCAGATGGCGATGCAGGGGGAGTCTGGGCGGGTCATTCTTTCCCCTTGTTGCGTTTAGCTTTCGGCACAAGGATTGCCAATCGAAACACCTGCCGAATCTTGTTGCAATCTATGTTGTCTATGTCTGCTTCTGTCATGCTTGCTCCTTCCGCAGGTTTTCGTTTACCCACTCCCGCATGCGCTTCCCACTCTCCTGGCGTGTGCTGTGCAGTGCTCATGAAAACTCCTTCAAAAATTCTGCCACGGTCATGTGGCGGGCAAAAAAGCGTCCATCGGCGCGCTCGTTGAAACATGCGTGGACGGCCTGGCCGTTCTCGTTGTGCGTCTTGGCCTCGCCGACCAGGAAGGCTCCGCGACGCTGGGCCCGGGGTGGCAGGCATTCGAGCATCTGCCAGAACATCTCGCTGGTGGTTTCGATCCAGGCGGTTGGGGCGGCGTCCATGGCGTCCCAGAGGGGTTGCCATTCGAGGGGGGTGGGGGTGGTGGTCATGCTTGGGTTGCTGGTTGGTTGATGTATCCGGTGGTGGCTCCGACCTGCCCGACCGAGTGGCCGACGACCTGCCCGGCGACGGTCCATGTGGTGTGGCCGGTGGTGGCGTCCCAGGTGGTCAGGCATCCGGCGTTGAGCAGGCGCTCCTGCTGGCGCAGGTTGGCGTGGAACGCTTCCTTGCACTGGTAGCACCCGCAGGCCATGCCAGCCGCGCGCTGGTCCATGCCTTTGGCCCATGCCTTGTCGGCTGCTTCGCGGCTGACGCGGCTCTCGGTGAACAGGCGCACTCTGGTGCGCTGGTCGTTGTGGTATCCGGCTACGCGGATGGCGGCGAGGGTGTCGGTGTAACTCATACGTTCTCCTTGGTGGTGGTGGCCTCGTCCCATGTCAGGGCGGCCTGGTTGGTCATGTCTGTCCATGCAATCGCCCGTTCGGGCTCGGCGTACCGGGCGCGGTACTCGGCGCTGGCTCTGGCCATGGTGGCGGCGGCCTTCTTGATGGCCTCCTGCTCTGTCTTGGCGCTCACGTTGTAAATCCTGGCCAGCGTGCCGGTGGTGCGGTCAAACCCGAAGACCGCCCACATGGCCCCGGGCTTCGCGGGCTTGCTGGGCTGGGTTCCAGCGCCGTGACACTTGAAGCAGGTGCCGCCGATCACGTTGCTGAATTGGGTCAGGCGTCCGGTACCGGCGCAGCGGCTGCATTTGTAGGTGGTCATGTTGCTGTCTGGCGTCTGTTTCGATGGCTCAATTCTACCACAACAATTTTGCGGCATGTGCTCGAATACTTGCGGGAACCGGGAACCGCTTTCAGGTTCCCCCTCGGGTTCCCCGCAAATTTGATGCATTTTCGGGGGGTGGTTCCCGCCTTGGTTCCTGCAAAAACCGTTGATTTCATTGGGGTTCCTGCGTGTCGGGAACCAAAGGCACCGGGAACCGGACCGATAGGCTAAGCACCCTAGAAAAAGAGTGTATGTGTGATGCAACAAAAATGCTGCATGCTGGGTATCTGTTTTCTAGTCTTCTCGCTAGGGGGTTATCTATCTTTTACCGGTTCCCTGGTTCCCTCTACTACTACTATCTTGATTAAGTCTTGATAAATAAAGAGAAGAGAGAGGGAACCAAAAAGGGAACCGGAGGGGAACTGGCTGCCGCTTCGGTTCCTCTGTTGTTTTCCCGCCAATTCACGGCTTCACGGCCTGTCGTGACTGTAGGGGCGGCATAATCCCGGGCATCGAAATTTCCGGGCCACTGCCATGCCTCCAGCTTCCCGCGCTGCCTGTCCTGCGCCTGGCTCTGTCCAGGTGCCGGGGGTGGATTACTTCGAGTCCGAGCTGATGCCGGGCCAGCCGATGTTCCGGTGCGACCGGTTGAGCGCGAGCATTCGCGTGGTGTCGTGTGTGGGGATGTGGGCCGAGGCGAACAGCCAGGGGGGTGTGCCTGAGCGGTTGTTCCGGTGCCGGGCTTGCCCTGTTGGGGCGCAGCACTCGGGCGAGGGGGATGCGAGCTACCACCGGCTGCGGGGTGTGTCGATCTGTGCGCGGTGTCATCGGACCGATCTGCGGCTGATCGGGGGGAATGTGTGCGTGGGGTGCAAGAACCGCGAGTACGAGTGGGTGAAAGGGAAGAATGCCAAGGGGCAGTTCCCGAAGTTGCACCCGGTGCTGGCGAAGCGTCGCGTGGTGTACGCGGTCGGGGGCGAGGTTCGGGTTCTGGTGCGGGAGCTGACGGCTGGGACGGATGAGCTGGTGGTGGAGCTGCTGCGGGATTCGACGCGGCGGGTTGTGATGGGCTTGGGACGTGGCGGGGTGATGAATGGGTGAAAACTATTGCGATGCCGGGCCCGATAGGAAAAACCTATCGACCCAATCAAAAAAAACGCGCGCGCCCGCGCCGGACGTGGGGTTTCGCCTTGAGCCGCATGTATGCCGACACTGCTTCGGCCGCCTGCTGTCCACCCTGGTGCCTGGGGCCGACACGCGGCGCTATGTGTGCTCCAATTGCGGGGCCGAGGCCGTGGGGGCGGCGCCCGATGTGCTGTGCTCCTGCGGGCTCAGGCTGAAGGGCAGGGCGGGCGAGGCCGACGCTGGTGTGCGGTGCGCGCCCAACCCCAACCCCACGCCAGCGCTACCCTCTCAAATCGTTGCAATTGCTGGGGAATCTCCAAGGCCGAATGATTCCAAATCAGTGCGCGGACATGCGTAACCACTTGATTTCATTGGGTTTTGTTGGGTGGCCGTTTTTCCTGGGCGCACATAGGGCGCAAATGGGGGTTTTCCCGCCCCGGCTACCCGTCCGCTCCCGTGGTAAAATTCCCGCATCAATTTTGCACTACCCCATGAACTACACCATCTCGCTCACCCTTGCCCTGGCCGCCCTGGTGGCCGCATGCGCACCGGCTCGCCCCGCGCCTCCGCGCCAGGTGGTGTTCGTGGATGCGCTCACCGGCTGCAAGTACGCGATTGCCAGCGATGGCCGCCGCCGCATCGACCTTGGGGCCTGCGTGCCGCGACGTCGGGGTGCTGTGTGAGCGACGGCTGCCTGGGCTGTTCACGGCTGGAGGTCGCCGACGCGCCCACCGTGGTGCTGCTGTCGGGCCAGACCGTGTGCTCGTGGTGTCCCGATTGGCGCGAGGAGACGCGGGGCCGTGAGGTCGAGGCCCGTGCCGTGCTGGCCATGGGCAGCCGCGACACTCGCCGCGCCCACCTTGACCGCATTGAGGCCCGTCATGGCCCCGAATACCGCCGCCGCCTTGAGGCGGTGGTCCTTGGCCTGTGGGAGCGTCGCCGCGCTGCTGCTGCCGCTTCTTCTGGAGAATCCTGATGTCCGTTTCCCTGAGCCCGTGCGCTCTGCCGCATTGCGGCTACCCCGTTGGCGAGTGCAGTGGCGCCTGCCTCGCGCCCCGCTCGCCCGTCCCCCATGGCCTGCCCATCGACCTTGTGGAGCCCGACGAGCCCGCCCCGGTGGGCGACCGCGTGCCCTGCCACGTGTTCATGCCCGAGGTTCCGTGGCCTGCGCCCGTTGGTCCGGTGATCCGCATGCGGCCGCGCCGAGAGCGCTGGCTGCTGGCTTGCCCTGCCGCCGCGCCCGTGGCCCATGCCCCCGACCTGCTGGAGCCCGATGGCATGGGCCGGGTTGCTGCGCTGATCGTCGGGTTCTGGTGCACTGGCGCGTCCCTGCTGGTGCTGGCCAGCATGAGGGGGTGGCTGTGAGCCGCGACGACGTGCTGCGCATGGCGCGTGAGGCTGGGTTTTTTCTCTACGACATGCACAACGTGGATGGTCAAGACCTTGGCGAGTCAGTTGAGGCGGATGACTTTGGCGCGCTGGAGCGCTTCGCCGCCCTGGTGGCTGCCGACGCCCGTGCCGCCCGCATCGCCGCTCAGGTCGAAAACGAGGCGCTGAAGGCCCGGCTGGCTGCGTCTGGTGTGGCGGAGCGCCGTGCTGTGCGGGAGGCCGTGCTGGCTGAGCGTGAGGCGTGCGCCAAGGTGTGCGGTGGCGAGGCCAGCCGGGCGCTGTTCAGCTGGAGCAGCGACATCCCGTCGAACCGTGGCTTCTGGAACGGCGCCGAGCAGATCGCGTCTGGCTGCGCTGATGCCATCCGTGCGCGGGGTGTCGCGTGACTGCACTCCTGCCGACCCTCTGCGCCTGCCTGGGCCCGCGCAACGGCGAGCCCCACTGCAACTGCACCATGGTGCGGCTGAGCCTGCCTCGTAGCCCCGCCCACGAGGCCGAGCGCCGCGTTGCTGCGCGCGACCTTCAACGTCTTTTCGAGGCCGCCTATGTACGACCGCCCGTGGCTCGCCGCTGACGGCCATCCCTGGTTCGCCCGCCGCCGTGGTCACCGCATCCTGGTGCCAGACCCGGGTTCCTCCACCGGCTGGACGGCTCCGCGCCGGACCAGCGTGGCTGTGGCCGCTTGGCACCTGTGCGCCAGCGTGCGCGCCGGCCCGCTTGGCAAGGCCGCCTTGTGGGCGCTGCGGGAACCATGAACGTCCTGATCTGGTGCGTGGGTGTCTCGCTGGTGCTGGACGGCAAACCCGGGCGCGGCTTTCTGCTGTGCTTCGCGGCGCCGTTCTGCTGACCGCTCGGGGCGTGACGGCACAATCCGGTCGGTGACCACCTCCGACCTCCTTCTCGCCTACGCCTCCATCGGCGCATCGCTTGCCACCGTGTCCGTGGTGCGCCTGTTTCGCTCGGGCCCGTCCATGGCCCACCTGCGCCGCGCCGCATTCGGGGCAGGCATGCCCGTGTGGGCTGCGGCGCTGATCATGGCGCTGTCGCTGGTCACGGTGGCGTTCGAGTACGCCGCCCTGTGGCCCCTGCGCTGGCGCGACGCCCTGCGTTGACCCGGCCTGTCCCGGCTTTTCCCGCCTTCCCATGAGCCCGAGCCTGCCCGCCGTCCTACCCTGGGCCGTCGCCGCTGGGGTTCTTTCCGTGCACGTCCTGATCGCCTGCCTCTACGCCGTCACCCTGTGGCTGTCGCTGCTGGCCTACCTGATCATCGTGGATGGCCCGTGGCTGTTCGCGCTGCTGGCGGGGCCATTGCTCATCTCGGGCGGTGTCGTCGCGCTCCTGCTGCTGGACGCGGCCCTGTGGGGCGTGCGCTGGCTCTGGCGCAATCGGGGCACCTGGCGATGGTGGTGCTCTGCGCGCTGACGTTGTTCCTCCCTCACTGGCCCAGCCCCACCGCTGGGCCTTTTTGTTGTCGAAATGATTGCAAGTCACCGAGCCTGTGCCCGCCGGGCCTTGCTGGGCGTGGGTTTCGCCCGTTCTGCCTGCCCCAAGGGCGCGACGCGGGCGCACCGTCTGGCGTGTTGGTCGTGACGGCACGATCAGCCCATGACCGTAAAAAAGAAACTTGTCGAGGACATGGCCAGCCGCCGCGCTGCTGCCCGTGCGCTGTTCGAGGGCCAGCCTGGCGCGACCATCGACACCGTGGCTGCTGCCGTGGGCGTGGATCACAAGCTGATCCGCTCGTGGAAGTCCGAGGGCAAGTGGGTCGTCGCTACCCGGCCCGCTGCCGGGCTTTCCGCTCGCGCTGGCGAGCTTGCCAACAAATTCAAGGTTCGCATGTCAGAGCTGGGCAAACCCCTTTCCGATGAAGTCGCCGCCGCCGAGGCCTCCCGTGAGGTGGCCCAGGAGTTCGCCACCGATGTCCGCGCCGAGGTGCTGGACCGCCACCGCAAGGAGTGGGCCGCCCCGCGCAAGGTCGCTTACGAGGCGCTGCAGCAGGCGGGCAAGGGCGACATTGCTGGCGGCTTCGAGCGCGCCAAGCTGGCGAAGATCACCGCCGAGACCCTGACCCTGGTGCAGGTGGGCGAGTGCCGTGCCTACGGGATCAACCACGACGCGCGCGCCGGTGATGGCCAGACCGTCGTTGTGGTCGAGCGTGGTGCTGCTGCGCCCGCCGTGGCCACCGGTACCGACGACGGGGGCGAGTTCTGATGGCGGCTGATGAAGGCGTGCGGATGCCGTCTGAAATCCGCATGTTCGAGGTCGAGGCCCTGCTGCCCTACGCCCGAAACTCCCGCAAGCACAGCCCGGCTCAAATCGAGGCGCTCGCCGGCACCATCCAGCGCGTTGGCTGGACCACCCCCATCCTGGTGGCCGACGGCGGCATCCTGGCTGGTCACGGCCGCATCATGGCCGCGAAAAAGCTGGGCCTGTCCCGCGTGCCGGGCATCGACCTCTCGCACCTGTCGGACGTCGACCGTCGCGGGCTCGTTGTGTCTGACAACAGGCTCGCCGAAATGGCGACCTGGGACCTGGACATGCTGAAGCTGGAGACTGACGACCTCCGCGCCATGGGTATCGACTTGGAGCTGTACACGGGCTTCGCCGAGGAAGACCTGGCGAAGCTGTTTGAGGGCATGGTTGACCCTGAGCCCCCCGAGGGTGGTGGCGACCCCGATGCCGTGCCCCCCACGCCGGACGTGCCGCACTCCCGTGCGGGTGACGTGTGGGTGTGCGGGCCCCACCGCATTGCGTGTGGCGACTGCTCCGATGCCAAGCTGATCGATGCCCTCATGCAGGGCGAAATGGCGGACCTGTGCGTCACGGACCCGCCTTACAACGTGGCCTACGAGTCCAAGCTGGCCGGGTCGATCAAAAACGACAACATGGCCGACGCCGAGTTCCGCCGCATGCTGGGCGGCTGGTACGACTCGATGTTCGCCGTCATGAAGCCCGGCGCGCCGATCTACGTGGCCCACGCCGACACCGAGGGGCTCAACTTCCGCGACGCCTTCCGTGCGGCTGGCTTCAAGCTGTCCGGCTGCCTGATCTGGCGCAAGAACTCCCTGGTGCTGGGCCGCTCCGACTACCAGTGGCAGCACGAGCCCATCCTGTACGGGTGGAAGCCCGGCGCTGCCCACCGCTGGTACGGCGGCCGCAAGCGCACCACGGTGGTGGAGTGGGGCGAGTCCGGTCCCGTGCGCAAGCTGGAAGACGGCCGCTGGGCCATCACCGTGGGCGATTCCGTCCTGGTGGTGGACGGCCAGGCGACCATCGAGGAAGTGCCCGGCTCGGTCATCTACCACGACAAGCCGTCGCGCTCCGAGCTGCACCCCACCACCAAGCCCGTGGGCCTGTGGGAGAAGCTGATGAAGCCGTCGAGCCGCCCGGGTGACGTGGTGATCGACTGGTTCTCGGGGTCCGGCACCACGATGATCGCCGCCGACCGCATGGGCCTGGTGGCGCGCGTCACCGAGCTGGACGCCAAGTTCGTGGACGTGGCCGTGCGCCGCTGGGAAATGCTGACCGGCCGCCGTGCTGTGCATGCCGTTACCGGCGAGCCATTCCCCCGCGACGGCGAGGTGCGCGCCCCTGCCGACCTCACCGAGCCCACCCCCGACGAGGACGACGGCCAGCCGTTCTGACCGCGTAGAATCGAGCCCTCATCAATTTTTTCAGGAGCCGCCATGTTCTCGTTTTCACTGCCCAAGGGCGCCGCGCTTGTGGTGTCCGCCCCCACCGGCGGCCAGCAGGTCTTCGTCCACAAGGGTGACGGCCAGTTCGTGTCCGACCTACCTCCACTGGTGCTGCTTGGCATGTCCGCCGACGCCGAGCAGAAGGTGGAGGGCCTGCCCGTCGCCTGGGACTCCGAGACCTTCCCGTTCGGCGCCGCCACGCACCACTGCTCGTTCGTGTTCGATGCCGTCGCCGCGACCCGCGCGGTCGAGATCGCCGCCGCCCAGCGCGACCCCGAGGCCATGGCCATGCTGGAGCGCCTGGCTGACGCCGACAAGGTGCTCAAGGCCCGCGAGTCGGTGGGCATGGTGAAGGCTTCGGAGGTGGTGCAATGAGCAAGCTGCTTTCCATGTCCTTGCCCGTTGGTGCGTACCTTGGCGGCTGGCGCCATATCGGCGGCGGTAACTTCACTGCTGACGTGGCGGACAAAGTGTTTCGGCCCACCATGATTCTGGAGGGTGCGACCGATGGCGAGAAATGGCCATTTCAAACCACGGTGGACGTTGTGGATGGTCCCGGTCGCCGTGATCTGGTGCGCGCCGTCACCATGCTGGTGCCGGTGGAAAACGGCAAGCGACTGACCGATGGCTGCTCGATGGAAACGCTGAAGGCGCTCGCCGAAGGGGCCGGGCTGGAGGTTGTTGAGCCAGGCCTGTGGCGCGAGCACACCGACACTCCGGAGCACATGGGGTGGTACGAAATGGAATGCGCAGCGGATGGCGTCCGGGTGTTTGGCTTGTGGAACGGGGATCAGTTGGGTTGGCTTCCGTTCGTTGGGCTAGGATGCTCTAGCGGCCCGGCATTCGCCCCGTTGCCAGATGGCTTTGATGCCAAGTCAGCCCGCTGGCGCGATGCTGGGTTTTCCGTGGTTACCGGGACATTCGTCTGATGTGGCCCCCGCTCGCCCTGTACCTACTGTGGGGCGTGTGGCTGCGCTCCTGGTGGCCTGCCCGCGCCTGACCGCGACCGACCGATGATCCTAAGTCATTGGACCTGCGTGCGAGTTGCGTTGGCTGGCGTGGGTTTCGCGCTGGCTGTTCGCGTCCAGGGCGCACAGCGGGCGCTTCGGGAGGCGCTGCATGGCTGATTCCGTCGACGCTATCGGCGCGGCCACCGGCCTGAGCCGGGCGACCATGCTGGAAATCTGGGACGAGGTGAAGGCCAACAACGCCGTGCTGAATGCGTGCCCGCGCCACGACTTCGAGTGCGAAGACCCGACCCGGCTCAGTGCCAAGTGGCGGTGCTCGGCCTGCGGTGGCCACGTCTCGGCCAACGCCGCCCACTGGTACAACCTCGGGAGGTCGCATGGCTGAAACCGCCGCCCCGGCCAAGGAAAAGAAGCCGCCGAAGAAGTACCCGACCATCCTCGTGGTCATCCCGGGCTTCCCCACGCAAGACCCCGGCCGCCGGATGATCTACACCATCCGGCCCACCGAGGGCATGGCCATGAAAATGGCGAAGCGCCTGGCGCGCAAAATGCCCGAGTACGAGTGGTCTGTGGACATGCTCACGCACGCCGAGTCGCTGTCCATCAAGCGCGCGCCGATCCGCCTGTCGGGCGTGTTCGCCATGGACGTGGAGGTCCAATTCGGCGCGAAGAGCTGCAAGGTCGTGCCGGTGGCGTGAGTCGTGAGGGCAAACTTCGGGCATGCACACCATGCCCGCCACCACACCGCGCCTCGTCCTGCTGCTCAAGTCCGGGCCCGGCACCGGTACCTCGATTGCGCACAAGGGCGGCTATGCCAAGTACGGCAACCCTCCGCGCTGGCACAAAATCACTCCCGACGCACCAGCCCCCAAGGGCGCACCGGTCGCAGCCCACCCCAAATCCGCCGGGCACCACGAGGCCGCTGCGCATTTTTCGGACGAGCAGTGGGCCGCGTTGAAGCTGCCGGACTCGAATGTGAACGCGCCGGTCTTCAACAAGGCGCTGGAAAAGCTGCGCACCTGGTCTGACGCGGGTGACGTGACGGCTATCGTTGGGGCTCAATACGGCACGAACACCTATGGCGCGAAGCTCGCCAAAATCGCCAACCACTTGCTCGGGCTCCACGGCTCCGCGCACACCGTCACCCCCGGCCAGAAGCCGGGCACCCACGCCGCCGCCCAGGTGGCCGAGCCCGCCGACCCGCATCCCACTGGGCTGCCAGAGCACCTGGCACCGAAGGAGCCCGAGCCCGAGGCCGCCACCCCCACTGGCCCCCTGACCATGCCCGACTTTCAAGAGGGCAAGACCACCACGGGCGTGCAGGCGCTGTACCAAGGCGTCGGCCAGAAGATCATCGACCATGGCCACGCGGGCAACGTCTCCGTGCTGGAAGGCATGCCCGACCCGGCCAAGAAGATGTGGCACGGCAAGACGCCCAACTCGAAGAAGCTGCTCGACCTGCATGCTGCTGCTCTGGCGCACGCGAAGGGGGAGGGGAGTGGGTACGCGGCTCCCGCCGCCGAGGCCGACCCTCTGGCGGTGCACGACACCCCGGCCTCCAAGGTCTTGCACGTCATCCCGTCGTCGGACGCCAAGGCTGGCTACGAGGTGCACATCGCCACGCCGAAGTCGGCCCCAGGGTCCAAGTTTTCGGTGGTCGTCAAGGACGTGGATTCCGGCGAGTTCCTGCCCACGATCAAGTCGTTCAGCAAGGAGTCGGACGCGCTGGAGCACGCCCACGCGCTGGCTGATGGCAAGAAGCCTGGTGCCGGCCCGAAGCTCCCCGAAGGCTGGAGCGGCTCCCCCGATGGCGTGGCCACCAAGCCCGGCCCGGACGGCGGAATGGTGGACAAAAACGCTGCGGGCCTGGGGTGGTTCGTCGTCGCCCACAACGAGGCCAAGGCCGACGTGCTGCACGGCCAGTTCTTCCCAACGCAGCAGGCCGCGATTGATGCGCTGGCGGCGGCCGAGGCTGGCCCGAAAGAAGGCGACACCAAGCAGGGCGCTGACGGCATGCTGGTGTTCAAAAATGGGCACTGGGTGAAGGTCGAGCAGGCCGCCCCAGCCAAGGTCAAGAAGGCGACCCTGATCGACATCAGCACCGCCATTCAGACCATCACTCCCGGCCAGACCAAATTCTCCACCAACGGAGCGGGCAAGCTGGCCACCGCCGCAGCCAAGAAGGGCGACGGCCCCGGCATGGCGGAGGCTTACGCCAAGGCCGTGTCGTTTAGCCTTCCAAAGACCGCGAAACACATCAAAGCCGTGGCGCAGGCCATGGGTGTGGACGTCAGCCAGTGGGACAGCGGCGCCACACCTGCCTCCGCCCCCGTTCCGCCTCCCGCAGCAGCCCCGGCCACCCCGTCCGGCGGCCTGCCATCCATGGACAACTGGGCCCAGACCGGAGGGCAGGGCGGCTCCAACCCCGGTGGCAAGTTCAAAGACCCCAGCGGCCAGGAGTGGTACTGCAAGTGGCCGGACGACGCCGAGGCGGCCAAGTCCGAGGTGCTCGCGGCCAAGCTGTACGCCCTGGCGGGCCTCTCGTCCCAGGACTGCATGCTGGTGAGCAAGGGTGGCAAGACCGCCATCGCCACCAAGTGGGTGGACATCAAAAAGGCCGCCAGCGCCAGCGCGCTCGCCAAGGCCGACGGCGCTCAGTCCGGCTTCGTGGTCGATGCCTGGCTGGGCAACTGGGACGTGGTCGGGCTGTCCTACGACAACCTGCAGATCGGCCCCGACGGCAAGGCCCACCGCGTGGATGCCGGTGGCTCGCTCGAATACCGCGCCCAGGGCGAGAAGAAGCCGTTTGGCTCCAAGGTGGACGAGCTGGACACCCTGCTGGATGCGGGCAAGAACCCGCAGGCCGCGTCTGTCTTCAAGGGCATGACCACGGCCGACCTGACTGCCAGCGCGGCAAAGGTGCTGGCCATCAGCGACGTGGCGATCCGGGCCATGGTCAACCAGTACGGCCCCGGCGACGCCGCCGCCAAGGCGAAGCTGGCCGACACGCTGATCGCCCGCAAGGCTGACCTGGCAAAACGGTTCCCCGCCGCCGTCAAGAAGAAGAAGGCCCCGGTCTTCAAGCCCGAGGACATCAGCGCGCCGCCTTCCTTCCTCAACTGGGGCGGCAAGGGCAGCTCGGGCCCGTCCTCGAAGGAGTTTCTCAACAAGGCCAACGAGGAGGCCGTGCAGGCTATCTTCGCGGCCGCCAAGACTGGCGACCTGGACGCCATCAAGGGCCTGAAGGCCAAGGTCTACGACAAGGACACCGGGCAGGTCACAGGCGAGAAACCCGTGCTGGAGCACCCGAGCCAGCACGTGAAGGGCTACGCCCAGCAGGCCGTCAACGAGATCAACTACCAGCTCAACCCGCCCAAGAAGTTCAGGTTTGACGGCGGCCACCCGCTGCACTCGCTGAATGCGGCGTATCCGGCCTTCACCGGCCCAGCCTCCAGCACGGTCGCCCAGAAGCTGGGCAAGTTCATCGTGCTGGGCGAGCCTGGCGTGGTGAAGCTGTCGGAGTTGGGCCTACCGGAGAAGATCACGCATGCGGAGGGCGGCGGCAATCTGTCTGTGAACACCTACGCCAAGCAGGCCCAGGCCGCGATTGCCAAGATGCCCGCCACGCAAAAGCAGGCCGTGAAGTCGTACACCGGCAGCTCGTATGGCGCGATGAACGGCTCACTGTGGGACGGCAACCCGACGGGGGCGGCAAAGGCTGCCGGCGAGGCCCTGAAGACGCTGGGGCACGACATTGCCCCGGGCACGGTCCTTTCTCGTCAGCTGAGTTTGCATGGGGAAAATTTGAAGGCCGTTCTCGGTTCGGTGGGCAAGATTCTGCAAGAGCCAGCGATCATGTCCACATCAATTCGCCCGTCGTCGTGGGTGAAGAATGTTCAGCTGAAGCTGCACGTCGGTCCCGGTGTGAAGGGGTTGTGGGTGGGTCACCACTCGCTTCCTGGCGGCGGTGCGCTTTCCAGTAAGTCCGGTGAGGATGAGATGATCCTGCCTCCTGGTACCCGCCTGCTGGTCATGTCTGTCCGCAGCGGCGGAAAAGACGCCGACGGCTTCGGCGCGCATGGCCAGGCCCATGTGATCGAGGCTATCATCCTGCCAACGGAATAAAACCATGACCGACAAACTTGACCGCCACACCGACCCGTCCGGCCTTCTGGAATCCCTGAAGGCCGCCACCGATGGCCGCCCGTTCCTGGGCGACATTCAGGCGGTCGAGCGCATCGTGCGCCAGTTCGCCTCCGAGGTGATCACGCGGTTTGACGAGGTGGGGCACGGCGTGCTCACACCCAGCGATGCCGCTGCCGCCGACCAGGCGCAGTGCCTGGCGCTTGCCGGGGTGTTCACTGGTGCAGACCCAGCCTATGCGCCCGTGCGCAACTGGACGGGTAAGCCGCTGGCCGACCACCTACGCAACCGCATGGAGCGCGAGCTGGTGCCGGAGGATGACGACGTTCAGCTTGTGGCCCAGGCATTCGCGGTGTTCGTGCACTCGGTCTATGACCTGTTGCGCGAGGTGTCCGCTGGCGCGCCAGAAGAGGAAGCGCAGCAGACCCTGGTGGCGGCAGTGCGGTCGATCTCCATGGCACTGGTGGGGGTGGTTGGTAATGACTGACGCCGTGCTGGAGTTCGGCGACGATCTCGCCAAGGCCCACGTCAAGGGCCACATGCGCGGGCAGCACTACGTCCGCCCGTATGACCGCAATGGCCACGAGCCGCTGCCGCCGCACCACCACCCGAAGCCAGGCGAAAAGGGCGAGGCCGTGCTGGTCAAGGCCCCCCACCATCCGTCGGCCGAGTCCACCTGGGACAACCCCGACGCCGTGGCCACGTTCGTGCCTGGTGGCGACGTGCCGCGCGAGTTGAACGGCGTGCCGTTCCGCCGCTGGCGCGATGCGCCGACCACGGCGGAGGGGTGGGATTACTGCGACGGCATCGCGGAAGACCTCGAAGAGCCCGCGTTCCACGTGGCCCCGGGCAAGTCCGTCGGTGCTGGTGTGGTGGTGGAAGAGCCGGACGGCCGCGTGTGGCTCTGCGCGCCGACCAACGCCTTCGGGGGCTACCACGCCACGCTGCCCAAGGGCACGGCGGAGAAGGGGCTCAGCTTGCAGGCGAACGCAATCAAGGAGGCCTTTGAAGAGACCGGGCTCCGCGTGCGGATCACCGGCTTCATTGGGGACTTCGACCGCACCACGTCAAAGGCCCGCATGTACCGCGCCGTGCGCGTTGGCGGCGACCCCACGGACTCAGGTTGGGAAACCCAAGCGGTCCACCTGTGCCCCAAGGGAAACTTGTACGAGCTGCTCAACGGCTGGGCCGACCACCCAGTGGCCGAGGCCATCGGCGCTGGCCCGGCCCCGAAGAAGCCCGAGCCGCCTGCGCAGGCGAAGTGGACCGGCAGTAAAAAATTGTTCTGAGAAAGCAACGCGCCGCAAAATTGTTGAGGTAACATTGCCTCACCAATTTTTTAGGAGTGTTCTCATGTGGGCCTGTTTCAACGACGCCTTTCTTTCAATTGTTGACAAAGAGTGCGAGCACGACGAGCTGCTTGTTCGCGCTCGCCGTCCCGGTGACATTGAGCGGGTGTTTCCCGGCGTCACCGTTGTCGAGAGCTTCGGCACGGACTACCGCTATCGCGCCGCAATCAAACGCACCGTGATTGCTGATGCTGTTTCCGCCCGGATCATGGGTATTGGTTACTCGAACTTCAAAGGCTCAACCAAGGACCGCAAGCTGCACGACGCCTACATGGATGTCTGGCACGCCGTGGCTCCGCTGCAACCCGGTGGCCCATACGCTCGCGCTCCACGCGGCAGCCTGTCGTGACCGCATACTGTCGGAAATTCTGGAGCCACCATGTCGAAGCCAACCATCATCGTTTTCCCTGACCTGCTGAAGTCTCATGTGGACCAGTACACGCGGTCTGATGGCACCGTGGTGCAGGCCCACGATGACAAGCGGATGGCGGCTCAGGTTCACCCTGCCGTGGCCCACGCGGTCGCCGCCGGGGCAAAGTACAAATCTGGGGTGGCTGCGTTCTCGAATGCTGCCGCCGCTCACTCGTTTGCCGCGAAGGCTGCCGGTGCCAAGGGTGGGGCCTTCGTCATGTCGCACCCTGAACACGGGCACCACGTCGTGGTCAATGGCGCCGACTCGCAGCGCATGGAAAAGAACGGGTATAAGCATGCGCCGCTGGATGGCGACAAGCAGCCCGAGCCCCGCCTGGCGCTGCCGAAGAAGGCCGCCGCCAAAACCGGCTCCGCCGCGCCAGCGCGCATGACCAACGTGGGCAGTGAAAAGTACCCGCTGCTGGCAAAGAACAGCGACAAGCTGGCCGCCAAGCACGACGACGGCTCCACGCATCACGTTGGCGGGTTCGAGCCACCCAGCAACGGCAAGGGCGACCACATGGTGCACCACGACGGCAAGCTGTTCTCGTTCACCGGCAAGTCCGGCAAGAACATGAAAACCGGCGAGGCGTCCTACGAGTATTCGCACCAATCTGATTCCGGCGACCGCCGCGCCTGGGTAACCCACTCGGGCCACCTCATGAACGACTGACAGCCCGCGCCCCCCGGCAACAGCCCGCCTCGCGCGGGCTTTATCATTGGCACATGGCCCAAGTAAAAATCTCGCTCCCAACCCCCCACGCAGCCCAGCAGAAGGCGCTGGCGCGGGCCAGCCGGTTCAACGCCGTGGCCGCCGGGGAGCAGTTCGGGAAGACCACGCTCGGCATCGAGGTGCTGCTGGCGGGCCCCAAGGGCGCGTTCAACAGCAAAAAGCCCGTGGCCTGGTTCTCGCCCACCGACGACGCCATGATCGAGGCCCGCCGCCAGGTGATGCGGTCCATCGACCCGCTCATCAAACGCCGCGTCAATGCGCGCCGCCTGGAGCTGGTGTCCGGCGGATTCATCGACTTCTACAGCCTGGAAAAGCCCCAGGAGCTGTTCGAGCAGTACGGCCTGATCGTGGTGGACGACGCCCGGCTGGTGGAGGGCCTGCTCAATCTGTGGGATGACGTGCTCCGCCCCATGCTGAAGGTCTACAACGGCGACGCCTGGTTTCTGTCCGGGGCCTTCGGCAAGCGCAACGACTTCTACCGGCTGTGCCGCCTCGGCCAGACCGACCCCGACTGGTCGGTGTGGCAGTTCGACAGCTTCTGCAATCCGCACCTGCCCGAAGAGGCGCGCCTGGCGGCGTCGCTGGCCACCGAGCTGGAGCAGCGCCAGCGGTTCGGCGCCGAGTTCTTTGACGTGGCCGTCGAGTTCACCCAGGAGCAGCGCTCGCTCAAACCCGGCGAGACGTTCCTCCAGTGGTGCGAGCGGCTGGAGGCCGATGGTCTGAAGGTGGACGGCCGCGCCTTCACGCTGTCCGACCGCCCGGCCATGCGGTTCATTTACGACCTCATCCCGGCCACGATTGAGGACGCCTTCAACCGCACCGACGTGATCATGAAGTGCACGCAGGTGGGCTTCACCGTCATGGAAATGCTGGCCATGATCTACCTGGCCATGCGGTTCTCGCCGGCCAAGATCGGCATGTTCATGCCCTCGCAGATGCTGGCGTCCGGCAAGTCGAGCGAGCGCTTCATGCCCATCGTGCGGACCGTGCCCGACGTGTACGCCCTGATGACCGAGAAGCAGGCCTCTGGTGGCCGTGGGGGCGAGGGCAACATCTTGATCCGAAACCTGGGCTCATCCCGGTTTCACTTCCTCTGGACCACCGGCAAGACCGCGACCGAATCCTTCCCTATGGATGTCGTCTCGTTTGACGAGGTGCAGGAGATGGCAATCGCGGACATGGAGAAAACCCGCGAGCGTATGTCCGCCTCGGCGCTGCGGTACACGCTCATGGGCTCCACGGCCAACTGGCCGGATTCCGACATTCACTTCTGGTACAAGAAGGGCACCCAGCACCAGTTCCACACCGAGTGCCCGCACTGCGCGACGCTGCAGGTGTTGGACGAAAACTTCCCCCAGTGCATCGGCTACGACGCCGAGGCGCCGCGCCTGCTGCAACGTGAGGGTGGCACCACCCGTGGCGAGTACCGGTACCGGTGCGTGTCGTGCCAGGGGTGGATTGACGACCCGCAGGTCGGCCAGTGGATCGCAAAGGCGCCGGACGCTGAGATTCGCTCGGTGCACTTCCCCCAGTTCCTGTCGCCCACAATCAGCCCCCGGGACATCATCGAGGCGTACCACAACGCCGACGACATGAAGAACTTTTTTAACCGGAAGCTGGGCAAGCCCTACACCGACCCGTCCCAGGTGCCGGTGAACCTGGAAATGCTCAACGAGTGCGCTCGCGTGGGCATGGAGTACGGGCTCCAGTGGCGACGCAACGGTCGCGGCACCTTCATGGGGCTCGACCAGATGGGCTCCTTCATTGTGGCCATCATCAAGGAGCGGCTGCCCGACGGTCGCCAGGCCGTGGTGCACATGGAGTACATCTTCCGGGCGCCAACGAAGGACGACCCCGAGGCCTCGCCATGGGACCGCTGCGACGAGCTGATGGCGGCCTACGGTGTGCAGTGCTGCGTGGTGGAAACGCTGCCCAACTACGACAACGCCAAGTCGTTTGCCCGCCGCCATGACGGCCGCGTGTTCCTGGCTGGGTACGGCAACATGGAGGGCGACATGCTGCGCTGGGGCGATGCCCCGAAGCTGGACACCAGCGAGCGCAGGACGGACGAGGAATTGCGGGACCGCTACACCGTCACCCTCGACCAGTACAAGTGCATGCAGGTGTCGATGGGCCGATTCCAGAAAAAGCTCTGCCTGTTCCCTGATCCCGATGGGCTGGTGCAGGAGGTGCTGGAGAAGGGCAAGTGGCGCATGTCGCCCGTGTGCAAGGAGTACGCGTTCTTCCACTTCACGCGCACGGCGCTGATCGCGGAAAAGGACGAGGAAGAAAAGAAGTTCAAGCGCCGGGTGGTTAAAGTGGGGATTGACCCGCACTCTAGCTACGCAAATATGCTGACTGACGTAGCCTGGGCCCGCGCGTATGGCACCAATATGTTCATCCTGCCGGAGCCTGAAAAGCCCAAGGAGACATCGGTGCAGGTGGTGCTGGAGCGCTACACGCCGACGCTGAGCAATGCCATTCAGGAGGTGCTGCAGGTGTCCGGCGACGTGTGTGGCCGGTGCATCTCATTCGACAACGGCCGGTGCAACGAGCGGGATGGTGTTCGCGTGCGCGAAACCGACCCCGGGTGCCCGTTGTTCATTGCGGTTTAAGCGACCACCGTGACCGCTTTGGCCTTGCCGCCCTTGATGGCGTTGGCCGTTTTCTTGATGAAGTGCTCGTACTCGCTGCGCGCGATGCTGGTGCGCTGGATGTCGTGCCACCGGTATGCCTCGCGGAATGCTTCAAGCCCGGCCCCGGTGGAGCCAATGCGCCCCGTTCGGTTGTGGCGCTCGATCATGTCCACCAGCTCGCGCTGAGCGAGCCGGGACGGCTCCAGCACTTCCGGGCCAACCCCGCCAAGTGCCATCACCTCTGCGATGTTGAGCATGTCGCGCAGCGTCCCAAGGTCGCCCATCGTGCCGGACCCGTGCGCAATGGCGTCGATGGCGGACAGCTCCAGGGCGCGGAGTTTGTCCAGTCGGTCGTTCGTGGCGATACCTGCGCCACTGATTGCCATTTCGATGGGGTTCACCAGGGGGTAAACCTTGCGGCGCGTGCGTTTTCTCATTTGCCGGTGCTCCCGAAGCCGCCGACGCCGCGCTCTGTTTCGGTCAGGTCGTCGGCTTCCTGGATTTGCACGCGAGGCACTGGCAGGATCATGGCTTGGGCTATGCGGTCGCCGCTGCAAATTCTCATCGTCGTGAGCCCGTCGTTCGCAAGTCTCACCATCACCTCGCCGCGATAGTCGGCGTCAATTACGCCGACGCAATTGGCCAGGCGCAGGCCGTGCTTAAAGCCGTGGCCGCTGCGGCTGAAAATCAGCATGGTGTGACCATCTGGAACCTCAAAGGCCAAGCCGGTTCTGTATGTGTGAGCCGCGCCCGCCCCGACCGCCATTTCCTCAATGCTCGCAATGTCAAAGCAGGCCGCGCCGTCGGTGGCGTACTCCGGCACCCGGGCGTCCGGGTGCAGCTTCTGGACCTTGAGTGGGCCGGGTGGCGTCATTCCGCTGCCCCGCCTTCTGCGGTCGCAGCCGCGCCCGCTTCCTCGACCTCGACGCCGGCCTTGGTCAGCGCAATGAGGTCTTCCTGGGTGGCCACGCGCACGGTGATCGTGCTCTTGGCGTGGTGGGCCACGGCCTGGTGCGACGTGGTGGCGCTGATGAGTTTGCGTGCGCCGTTGGTGTCTTCGGTGCGATAGATGCGTTTTGCGCTCATGATCTTCCTTGGTGTGTTAGTGGGTCAGGCTATCAACCAGGAACCACACGAAACCAAGTGAAATCGCGGCGGCAAGCACGTAGTCTTTCAGCTTCTCGACTTGGCGCTCGCTTGGGGTCATCTCTCGTGTGTTCATGTTGGCTCCTTGGTTGATGCCTCAATTCTACTGCAAAAATGTTGCCGCAAATTGCGCCGCCTTCTTTTTTGTTGTCGTGACGGCACACTTCCAGCATGGCCGAAACTGCACTCTCCACCGTGATTGCCGATACGCATGCGTGCCGCGACTGCAATCGCATCCTGCCGCTTTCTGCCTTTTATGTCCGAGAGCGCGGCACCCACTGGGTATGCCGCGAGTGCCATGCGGCCAGGATGCTGTCTCGTCACTACGCGAAACGAGATCAACTCGTGGCTGAAATGAAGGAGCGGTATCAGAAAAACAAAGGTCGGCATCGGGAGTACATGATTGATTACCGCCAAAAAAACGCAGATGAGCTTGCGGCCAAAAAGAAGGCTTACGCCGACGCAAACAAGCCGGCCCAAGCCAAGAGAATGTCGAGGTGGAAAGCTGAAAACCGTCAGCGTGTAGCGGCCCACGAGTCTGCAAGGCGAGCATCTAAGATGGGCTCCGTGGCGGCATGGTGTGACCACGCGGAGGTTGATGCGATTTATGCTCTGGCAATCCAAATGCGCGGCGAGGGCAAGCAAGTTGCAGTTGATCACGTGGTTCCAATCACTCCCCCGAAGGCGCAGAGCCTTGACGGCAACTTTCAGCCAAAGTCTCGCTTTGTTGGGCCTTTGATTCCACTGGTTCAGGGGCTTCAGTGCCACACAAACCTGGCGATAATCGACCGGTTCAAGAACATCTCAAAACACAACAAGCATTGGCCGGACATGCCGATCTACGAGCGACTTTGAAATGACAACACAGAAAGCCCTCGAAACGGCATACAACCAATTCGCACCGAATGACGAGCGGGCGGATGCGATGCTGCAGGCTCAGTCGAGCGTTGTTCCTTCGTCCGTTGCGGACATGATGCCGATTGTTGAGTTCATGCGCGAGCAATACGCCGAACAAGAGCTTTCAAAGTCTTTGTCTCACGCCAAGGTCATACCTTTTCCGAGCAAAGCCATCGCCGACGGCAAGGCGGGCATGCAGTCCGTGTGGGTGAACGACACCTATGGCAACGCCATGGGCGAGTGGCGCGAGCGGTGGTCGAACATGAGCTTCGACATGCTGCGCGGCATGGTTGACCAGACCCCGATTCTGTCGGCCGTGATCTTCACCCGCATCCGTCAGGTGAAGCGGTTTTGCCGCGTGCCCGACGGTGGCAAGGGCCCTGGGTTCCAGGTGCGCCTGAAAGACCCCAACGCAAAACTTGGCAGCGACGAGCAGCAATCCATCGCGCTGATGCAGGACTTCTTCACGCACAGCGGCTGGGAGCGCAACCCGCGCCAGCGCGCCCGCCTGAAGCGCGACAACTTCTCCAACCTGATGGCCAAGCTGGTGCGCGACAGCCTCACGCTGGACAGCGCCCCAATCGAAACCGAATACAAGCGCGACAAGTCGCTGGGGATTGACGGCATGTATGCCGTGGACGGCGCGACCATCCGGCTCGCCAACGAGATCGGCTACCGCGACGAGGATGAGATTTTCGCGCTCCAGGTGGTGGATGGGAACATCCGGGCCGCCTACACCCACGACGACCTGATCTACGTCCCGCGCAATCCCCGCACCGATGTCCTGGTGGGCGGCTACGGCCTGTCCGAGACCGAGCTGCTGGTGCGCGTGGTCACGGGCTTCCTCAACGCCTTTTCGTACAACACCAAGTATTTCGATTCGAATGCTATCCCCAAGGGCTTGCTGCACCTGACCGGCGAGTACAGCGACCAGGACATGGCCGCCTTCAAGCGGTACTGGAATGCCATGGTGAAGGGCATCAACAACGCGTGGACGCTCCCCGTGCTGGTGTCGAAAAATCAGGAGTCCAAGGCCGCGTTTGAAAACTTCGGTGTGGACGTGAACGAGATCATGTTCGCCAAGTGGATGACGTTCCTCACGTCCATCATTTGCGCGATCTACGGCATCGCGCCGGACGAGATCAACTTCGAGTCGTTCACCGCTGGCACGTCTTCGCTGTCTGGCTCCGACACCGAAGAGAAGCTGATCAACAGCAAGGACAAGGGCCTGCGCCCGCTGCTGTCCCACTTCGAGGATTTGTTCTCCGACTACATCGTGTCCGAGTTCGGCGACAAGTACGTCTTCCGCTGGACTGGCCTCGATGAAGAAGACCCCCAGATGCGCTGGGACAAGGACAAGACCATCCTCACGCTCAACGAAGCCCGCAAGGCCCAGGGCATGGAAGAGGTCAAGGGCGAATGGGGCAACGCCCCGCTCAACCCTGCGCTGATGTCGGCGTGGCAGGCTGAAAACCAGGCCCAGCAGGAGGACTACGGCGCCCCCGGGCCCGGCGGTGGACAGCCGCCTGAAGATGGCGACGACCAGCAGGGCGGCGAGCCTGAAGACGGCATGTTCGATGACGGCGGCCAGCCCGACCCCGGGCAGGAGGACGATGGTCAGGACATGCAGAAGTCGTTTGGCCTGCCCGTGTTCACCGTGGAGCCCTGATGGCCAGCTTCAACGCCCCCAAGACGCCCAATCAAAAGCAGGCGGCCACGCCAGCCGTGTGCCACGCATTCCCGGGTGATGAGGTCTATTTCCACAAGGCAGGCACCCCCGTTTCCGGCAAGGTGATTTGCGTCGGCCAGCACGGCTGCACCGTGGAGCACGGCGGCGCCCAGCACAGGGTCAAGTGGGAGCACATCGCGGGCCACAAGAAGCGGGCCGTGCAGCGGTACCGGGTTCTGGAGCAAGGCTCCGACGGCATGATCGTGGCGGACTCCACCGGCAACCGCCGGTATGTCGGCATCCCGCCCGAGGCCCGTGGCGAGCGCCTGGCGCTGGACAAGCCCAAGGCGCGGCCGTCGGCTCTCGCCAAGTCTTTTCATGCGCCCGCCGTGAGCCTGATGCCCGCCGCGACGCGCGTGGACCTGCATGGTCTGTCCGACCTGGCGAAGTCACTGGACGGTATGGTGGTGGCCGTGCACCAGACTGCCGCGTCCGTGGCCGCCAGCGGTGCCCAGGACGCCTCTGCCATCGTGGCCCGCCTGGATGGCCTGGCCGAGCTTCAATCGCAGCTTGTGGGGGCCATCCAGGCCCTCGCGCAAGCCCAGCCTGTCATCCACTTTGACCCGCGCATCGACGTCAAGGTGCCGGAGCAAGTGGCGCCCGTGGTCAACGTCACGGTGCCCGAGGCGCAGCCGCCCGTGGTGCACGTCAACGTCCCCCAGCAGCCAGCGCCGATTGTCAACATCGAGCCGGTCGTGGTGCCTGCGCCAGTGGTCAACGTCGCGGCCCCCGACGTTCATGTGGCGGCCCCGGTCGTCAACATCGACCCCGTGGTCGTGCCCGCGCCAGTGGTCAACGTGGCGGCCCCTGTCGTGAATATTGAGCCGGTCGTGGTTCCCGCTCCGAACGTGACACTAGAATTGCCAGAGCCTCGCCGCGTGGTCACCGAGATCGAACGCGACAAGGACGGAAACATAACGCGAGCGGTTCAGAAGCAGGCGTGATTCCCCGCTGCTTCGGCATCCATAAGGGCCCCACATGAGCAATATCCTCGATGAGAAACTGTCCTGTTTCGCGGTGGCGATTGGCGAGCAAATTGGCGAGCTGCTGCACTGCCTGGTGCAAGCCGAGATCGCGTCACACATGCAGCGCATCAGCGACCTCCAGGCCGTTTTGAACGGCCAGTCCTGCGCCACCGATTCCCCCAGCCAGCTGGAGAACGCAACGCCGCCCGCGTGAGTGGCGGCTTGTCCCTGTCCCATCCCTAATTGGAAACACTTATGTCCACCACGTACAACGACGAACTGAATACCCTGATCAGCTGTATCTCCACCACCTTCGGTGACGAGATCGGTCAAGCGGTCCAGGAAAAATTCGACCAAGTCCTCGCCCTGCAGGGCGCTGACATCAACGCCATCAGCGCGCAGATCGCCACGCTGAATGCCTTGCTGGCCAGCAACACCGAAGGTGACCAGCTGACCGCCCAGTCCATCCTGGCCCAGCTGTCCGCTCTGGACAGCCGCCTGGACGTGCTGGAAGGCAGCACCGCTGTTGCCGACCTGACCGCTGTTGTCGACGCCATCCAGACCGCCCTGACCGCTGAAACCGCCGCCCGCACCGCTGGCGACACGGCTCTGCGCAGCGACTTGGACGAGTTGGAGGCGACTGTTGCCACTCTGACCCAGCAGATCGTTACCATTCAAAACGAAGGCACTGGCGGCACGGGCGGCGACTGCGACTGCGTGGCCCTGACCGCAGCGATTGCCGACCTGACCAACCGCGCTGTCAACCTGGAAGCGTCGGATGCCCAGCAGTCGGTTCGCATCACTGCCCTGCAGGATGCCCTGGCTGGCCTGAGCACCAGCGCTGCAGCCATCGCCGCCGCCCAGGCTGCAGCCGACGCTGCTGCAGCCGACGCTGCTGCCGCTGCTGCTGCCGCTGCTGCTGCCCAGGCAACCGCCAACAACGCCAGCACCGTGGCCGCTGGCGCTGCTGCTGCTGTTGCCGCTCTGGA